CCCCTGATCCCCGGTAGGTCCGGTGGGTCCCAGATTGCCCTGATCCCCTGTTGGCCCGGTAGGTCCCAGATTGCCCTGATCCCCCTGATCCCCTGTTGGTCCGGTAGGTCCCAGATTGCCCTGATCCCCTGTTGGCCCGGTAGGTCCCAGATTGCCCTGATCCCCCTGATCCCCTGTTGGTCCGGTAGGTCCCAGATTGCCCTGATCCCCCTGATCCCCTGTTGGTCCAGTGGGTCCAATGGGTCCATCAAAGATGTTTACCTGAAATTCATCAGGGGTTTCATAAACTTTTATTTTTACCACATCAGCCATCGTGTGTTCCCCCTTTTATTGTTTGATATTTGAATCCCGAGTAACATCCGGCAAAATCTTCCAATTCCCAGATATAAATGTCCGGACCACATTGTCTTTGATAAATTCAATATCATAAACATAATTGAAAGGGGGCACATCAATAATGCATGGATCCAATCTAAATTTACCAAGCGCCGGATCCAATATGGTAATGGTAGCATCAGATCCCGCCATAGTATCAAAGGAAAAGACCTTTGGTGTTTCCCGCAATGGATTCCTTTTCAAATGCATTCGGATCCGATATCCGGTCAAGTCCACCGGCACATCGTTTAATTCCAATTCAAAGACCAATCCCTTGAATGTATCCCCTGAAATATGGGGATTGAAATCATATTCCGCTACTCTTGTGTTATCAGCCATGGCCTGTTCATTTTTTTGTTGCTATTATTCTGATTTCAGGGGCTCCGTAATTCTCTTCTTCAACAACCCGAATGATTTGGAATCCGTTGGCTTTGATCAACCCCGCCAGCAATTCCAATGTATACCCGGATTTGTGGAATTGACCGGAATTTGTCTGCCATCCGAACATCACCTTCAGTCGATATCCCTGATCTTTCACCTGATCAATCTTCCCAATATCCGGGCAACTTATTTCCAATTTCCCCCCGGATTTCAACGCCCGATGGCAGATCCCAATAAACTCTTCCCCTTCCCGGAAAGAAAAATGCTCAATCACATGCTCCGCAAGGAAAGCATCCACGGTTCCGGGTAGGAAAAGATCCGGATCAAAAATGCTCCGCTGAATATCTGCCTTTTCAAATGGATCCAAAGAAAGATATCCAGTCCGATTGTTGCATCCAGCCCCGATATTGATCCGGACCAGATCCCAATCAGCAATAAAATTAGTTTCAATCCTTCGCTTCAATAATGCCCGATCCCGATTGATCAATTTCTCATCCTCCCACACCCGGGAATAACATTCATCCTTTTCCGCCACCCGGGTTTTATCTGAACAGATCCCCTGAATGAAATGGATATGATCAACCACCGCATTTTCGGATCTGATAAATTTCCCCAATCGATCCGCCTTCAACATCAATTCATTATCACAACCCACATGGGCGTATCCTTTGTAAAAGAAAAATCCCCCCAATTCTTTCCGCAATTCAATCGGGGCAAACCAATGTTGACACTCCGTGGTGGTTGCTCGATCATTCAATGCCACCAGATTCACGCCTTTGCAATCATTGTAAGCATGGATCAGGAATCCCATCTTTGGTTCAGTGTCATCCCCCAGATACATCACATATTTGCATCCATTTTTCTGAGCCTGATCCACCAATTTTTCAACCAGAATCGGCGCCCCAGATCTTTCAAATAAAGACAATTCAATTTTTCCATCCTGAAAAACTTCTTCCCCCTTCAATTGGGAAAAATATTCCTGATTTCCATCCACTCCCACAAAGATCCGGTAATTATCCACCACCGCATTTTTCTGAATATTCTGGATGCAATTGATCAATTGATCCCGGCGATTCAAGGAAGGGATCACAATCCCAATATCCCCATCCATTTTATTGAACCATTTCCAATTGAAAAGGAATCGGGGATCATGTGGTTTATATCGCAAACATTCATCCACCGCTATCTTCCCGGATTTCAGATCCCCCAAATGCCAATAAGCCATTGCCATGTAATCCTGTGGGACATATGTCTGGAATGGGATATAGTCGAAGAATAGGGTTTTCGGGGTGTTCAGCCATGTGCTTGCCTGCATCCATTTGATCACATCCTGCCAATTCTTTTCCTCATAAGCCATTTTTCCCAACAAAATGTAGGGATCACAATAATTTTCTTCCACCAACATCGCTTCAAAGCAATATCTTTTTGCATTTACCAGATCCCCCTTTTCTTTGTAACACACGGCCATTTCATACATAGCCCGATGCTTTTCCGGGATCCAATTACTCAAAGGAATATATTTTTTGAAAGCTTCAATCGCCTGATCAAACAACCCATTATAAATGCATTCCTTCCCATAATAAAACAGATATCTGGGCAATTCTTCTGGGGTGCAATCATCCACCACTTTTTTCAGGATCCGCAGGTTCCTTGCCGTATTCTGGGTTCCTTTCCCCTCATCCCTGAAATGATGGAAGATAACTTCATCATTCCGGGTAGCGAATCTGGAGTCATGTTCAATGTATTCGTGGATTCTTCCCCGCCAACGCCCTGTGCCATTTTTGATGATCCGGAGCCGGTGGTATTTGAAATTGGGGATTTCCCCGGTTCCGGTGCTTTCATGGGAATAAATGTAGGGAAAATTGATCCCTGTGATTCTGGGATCATCATCATATTGATGAACAATTTCCCTGAATCTTTCCGCCTGTCCTTTTCCCAAAATATCATCCGCATCCACCCACATGATCCAATCCCCGGTAGCAAAGGAAAAAGAATGATTCCGGGCGGCTCCAAAATCATCAATCCATTTGAAATGTTCCACCCGGGCACCCAATTCCTTCGCGATCTTCACTGTTTTGTCAGTGCTCCCGGTATCTACAATGATCAATTCATCGTAGCATCCTTCCATGCTCCGGATACATCGCTCCAGAACTGGTTCTTCATTTTTTACAATCAGACAAAGGCTGATTTTTTTTCTTTTCTTTTCCATGTTTAGGGGGTTTAAATTATCTAAATTGCTCCATATTGTTATAATAACACATCATTCCTGTTCCCGGCGCATAAGGGGATTCAGTTTCCCATGATGAAGCGCTTTCCACCAATTGAATCACAGATCCATCAAAATAAAACCGACTCCTCCAATTCAATGCTGTCCATATGTAAACGTTTACCCCATCCACAAGGCGGACCACTGGATACGCCCCACCTTCAAAATCAACAACCTGTTCGGCTGTCGGCATTATTCCATCATTTTTAATAAAGCGAACTGATAATCCTTCCCGAATATGCCTTTCAATGGTGTCCAATGATTCATTGTTATACCATAATCTGGCCGCATATCGATAATCAGTAATATATAAAGTTGAAGTCCACCATAACATCTGAGTAAATTCCGAACCAAATCCCCCATATCTGTCACGAAAACTGGAAGGGATTCCACGAAAGCCATACGTATCTAACCCGATTCCAGATGAACCTATTGCCCAATATCCAGAATCTTTCAATCTTTGCGCATTGGAAGCTATAGCAGATCGTAGATTAGTAATATCGGTAGCCGTAGGCAATCGCCATCCAGATGGGGCAAAATTAGCATTGGAGACAGCATGATAATTATACAATGCCCCGAATTGCCGCAATCTTCCCCAGTATAATTTTTGTTCCAACATTACCTACCTATTTTTTGCCAATGACAAACATAATGATCTGATGAAACATCCCCATAAACAGTAATGCTCACCACAAATCGTTTGGTGGAATCCCCCCACGGAATGTAATACAATGGGACAGAATCCACCCAATTTCTGCCAACCAATGTGGGATATCCCGCCGTGTCTTTTTCAAACTCTACTTGGCGATTTGCCCCAACTGAACTATGGGGAATGATTTCCACAAATATTGTATGGGCTGTTTCTAAATTTGTTGTGGGCCAATTTGTTGTGACTATTTTCAAAAGGGTGGTGGTTCCTGAATATAAAACCCCCATCTTTAAGCGATACCATTTCCCGCTCCTGACATCAACCAAAACATTTTCTGTAACCGTTCCCAAATCTTCCACCACCATTTCCGTTGCAGCGGGACCAGTCGATCCGGTAGGCCCCGTTGGCCCCAGATTCCCGGTAGATCCGGTAGGCCCCGTTGGCCCCAGATTCCCGGTAGATCCGGTAGGTCCCGTTGGCCCCAGATTCCCGGTAGATCCGGTAGATCCAGTAGGCCCTGTGGGTCCCAGATTCCCGGTAGATCCGGTAGATCCGGTAGGCCCTGTGGGTCCCAGATTCCCAGTAGATCCGGTAGATCCGGTAGGCCCTGTGGGTCCCAGATTCCCGGTGTTCCCTTTTGCCCCGGTCGGACCTGTGGGTCCCAGATTCCCGGTAGATCCGGTAGGCCCTGTGGGTCCCAGATTCCCAGTAGATCCGGTAGATCCGGTCGGACCTGTTGGTCCCAGATTCCCAGTATTCCCTTTTGCCCCGGTAGGCCCTGTGGGTCCCAGATTCCCGGTAGATCCGGTCGGACCTGTGGGACCCAGATTCCCGGTAGATCCGGTAGATCCGGTCGGACCTGTTGGTCCCAGATTCCCAGTATTCCCTTTTGCCCCGGTAGGCCCTGTGGGTCCCAGATTCCCCTGACTCCCAGTGGATCCGGTCGGACCTGTTGGTCCCAGATTCCCGGTAGATCCGGTCGGCCCTGTGGGTCCATGATCCCCATGATCCCCGGTCGGCCCTGTGGGTCCTTCCATTTTTGTGACCTGCTCAATGGCTTCCTGTACATTATCGGCAGTAACGCCGCCAGTAGGCGCAAAAACAACCTCCTGGGCCGATGGAATTACCAATTCGGGGGATCCATCCACCGGATTCATGCGCAGGTATTTGCCCCATTTCTGCTCGTCTACGGGCGCAAGATGATAAGCGATATCATCCACCTCATGCGCCAACTTCATGGAAGGGGAAACAACCGCAGCACTCCCCCGGGCGCTTTCCCCATTCACAGATGTCAATTGCCTTTCTTCAAAATCAAAGGAAACATCCGTAGGAATCATTTCTTCCACCACCAACCGGACATTCATCATCCGATAATCCCTTTCCAGATCCAAAATCCGATATTTCTTAACAACCCCATCCCGCGGAAATTGAAGAATATTCCCGATTGAAATAGTGTCGTCTGGATCTTCCACTGTGATCATCAAATAATCCTTATAACGTTGGCGATCAGAAAGATATTGCAGGGCGTAGAGTTCAATGAAAGATCTGGCTGTGGCATCCCCTTCCCGGAACCAAGCCACCGTGACCTCTTCCTCTTCTGAATCCCCGATCAGGAAAGCCCCCAGATCCGTCGGCCGGGGGGAATCGGCGAAATAAAGATCATGCTCTTCCACGATCTTTCCCTTTTCAATCGATGCCACAAATAATCGATCAAATGTAACATTTCCTGATAATGCATCTTCCCCCGCCAATGAAACTTGCCGAATCCCAATATTATACATGACCATATTGGCCACAAATGTTTTATGATCAGGATGCAATGCAAAATAGAAATGGAATTCAATTTCGTAATCCCCCTCTTCCACAATTCGCAATGCCGGATCCACCCCACTCATGTAGGGTTTCGGGGGGTTGTTGGGGGAAATTGTTTCAATCAAAAATCTGGATCCTTCAGCATAATGGATGGATCCATCTGGGCGGGTCACCTGAATCAACATATTTGGAACTCCAAATGCGTTGAAATCCCCCATGATCCGCTCAACAAAGCCATCAAAGGAAACCTGTATGTAATCAGAATCAGTAATCGGGATGAAATTAAGCGCCTGCTTATAAATCATCTTCATTGGTAGATTGGAATCCCTGAAAAATTGCATGGAAATCCGATTCCGAAGCGGGGGCCTGCGTTCAATTTCTTCAACAAGCAACCAATTTTCAAAATCATAATTGTCAAAATCATTGAAATCCGCCGATATTTCTCCCAGATTCCGGTTGTAATGGGTGATGTTCATCCTTTTTACCGGGGGGATCATGGATAATGATCCCCGGCGATGGAATTTGTAGGTAGAAATATCCAATAAATCGGCGGCGGCTATCCGGGATCCGGGATCCAGTGTTTCCCAATCTACGGGATAATACCATGTATCAATTTCATGAAGATTCTGGATTTCATAAACACCCCGATTCTGCCGAAGAATCGCCCGATATCCTTTCAATGTCTTTTCCAACACCGCCAAACAGGTGTCATACTCCATTCGGGTGTCCAGTGAAATGATCTGCCCAGATCTGGGAGAAATCCCGATTGGGGCGGAAGCATGCATGGGATTGAAGGATGACAAAGATTTATCAACCGCAAATCTGCGAGTGTTCACTTTCTTTTCCAACCATGACAACTCAGTCGGGGATTGTGATTCTTCCCTGATCCCAACTTTAATCATAAATGGAAGATGGATCCCGATGGGGGCAATAGCATCCCGGATCACCTGCATGACAGAAATAATCCCATCAGTATCAAAATTATGCTCTCCCAGATCCCGCAAGCCATCCGTGGCAGATAATTCAATCCGGATCACATAATCCAGAATGGTGCGATCCATCATGTCCGGTTGAAGATATCCAACCCATTCTACCTCCGAATCCTTTTCCAATTCAATCCGCCAATCCCGGTATTCACTCTGGAATAATTCATCAGTGAACCCAATTTCTGATTTGTAGATTTCAAAGGCCACATGGAGAGTGCTCCCCTGCACCGCCACCTGCTCCCCTTTGTTCAGTCCGATATATTTTTTTCGCAATGGGGTAGATCCCAGAAACTTGATTTCCGTAGATTCCCCATCATAATCGGCAAGGTGGAAGGATAATCTATACAGGGAATTGTCTTTGAAATCCCTGAATTCCGCATAATATTTTTCCGTGGATGGAACTACATTTTTCAGGGAAAGGGTAAAATCTGTTCGGGTGTCTGTGGCCCCATGCGATACCGTCTTCCCCTGACTAACATATCCATCCTTTTCCACAAACACATAATAGGTATTCGGGGATACTGACAGAATTCCATAAAACCCATGAATGTCGGTGAAGGTGGAAGCCACCGTTCCGGATCCTTCCAGATTGATCGTGACCCGGGCCCCAACGACCTCAAAGCCATTTACATCCTTCACCCACCCAAACATCATTGCCATTATCGCATCCTCCTTGCTTCTTCACTCAAATACATAAGCAGATCTGTTCCCGCCCGCTCAATCCGGGCAACCAATTCCCCTGATTCCCCTGATCCAAATGAATTTGCGGAACGGGCTTCCGGAGCAGGAATGACCTCTTCCCCGGATGATAACCAAGCCGGGTATGTGTCATTTGGAAAACCATCCGGGATTCTTCCCCCTCTTGCCAATTTTGGGGCTTCCAATCCCTTCGCCATGAATGATTTGATAGCCGCCCCGGCGGCCACAAGGGCAAACCCCGCCGCAATCGCCGCATATGGATTGGAAAGGGATTGAAGAAATGCCTTTGCCGCTACCCCTTGAGCAATAAACAATTTTCCCAATTGCTGAAAGGAATCCCCTACGAAATTCACAATCATCGCCATCCCATCCGTGAAATCTTTCTGACCGGTGATCATCCCGGCAAAAGCATCCGCTGTTGTGCTTAACAATCCTTCCAGAATCCCGGTCATCGCCATTCCCAACTGTTGGGCATTTGCCAACATTCTTTCCGTGGTATCATCCTGAGTCAATGCCAATTCTTCCCATGTCTGCTTCAACCCCTGAATGGCTTCTTCGCTGGGATCAATCCCTGCCCGGATCATATCTTCCATGGTCCGCTCAAGCAACCGCATCTGCTCCTGAATCGGATCCATGTCAAAGATTTCCGCCATGTCATGGATTTCCCGCAATCCTTTCTGATATTCATTTAAAGCGGCAAGAATATCCGGATCCGCCTTGTGGGTCTTTTCCTGCAATTGGGGTCCGGTCGGAATTCCGATCCCTGTCATCCTTTTGGGACCCCCTGCCATGATATCGATCAGGGCCGTGTATTTTTTGATTTCCTTTTCAATCTCCAACTGCCTTTTCCGGGATTCAATGATATGAGTCAGGGATGTGGCTTGGATTTCGGCATCCCGCCAAAATTTCAATTCTTCATTCAATTTTTCCAGAATCCCCAATTCCCGTTCCGTTTCCCCGGCCAATCCGGCGACGGATCCAGTAAGATCATCCACTGCTTTTTTGGTTCCATCCACCGACTTGGTGGTATCATCCACTGCTTTTTTGGTTCCATCCACCGACTTGGTGGTATCATCCATCGCCTCCCCCAATTCTTTCTCACCATCGATGATGATATTCATCAGGGATTCCCGATTTTCCAGATATTGGTTTTCGGCTTCTTCCCGATTCCGCATCGACATCCGATGGGCCGCCGCATGGGCCTGTCCCATGCTGATCTGCCCAGCCATCCCGACCCGGAGTTTCTGCCAGAAATTTAATTGGGCATCGGATCCATCCTTCAGCACTTGGATCCTTTCCTTTTCCAATTCCACGAGCATATCTTCGGCGGCTTGGATCCGGGCTTTCTTCAGCAGGGATTCAATATACTTTTCCGCCGCTTCCCGGGCGCCATTCAATCCCTCTTTTTCCAATTCCAGATTACCGAAATATTCCGGACTGATCTTGTTCAATTCCTGAAGCGCCCGTTGGCGTTGTTCCAAAGTGGCATGCTCTGATTCCGCCACCCGGATCAATTTTTCGACCTCAACTCGTTGTTTGGCCACGCTTTTTTCGGCTTCAGCATTGACCGACGTGGTAATATCCCCGGTCTTTCTGGATTGGATTCCCAATAATGCCAAGGCGGCAATCAATCCCCCCACCAAGGTGATAATAGCCCCGATGGGATTTGCCGCCATTGCCACATTCAGGGCAACCATAGCCGTCCGGGCAATAAGAAAAGCATTCCGAACAGCGATCACAACCTTTACCAATCCCCCGAAAAGACTAAATAATTTCCCCAGAATAACCAACATAGGACCCAAAGCGGCCACCAAAGCCAGAACAGTCACCAGGGTGCGCTTTATCCCATCATCCAGATTGGTGAACCATTCAGCAAATCTGGCTAACCATCCTGATAATTTTTCCATTGCAGGGATGACCACTTCCGCCACAGATGCCCCGACGGCCGTCAAAGCAGTTTTCCCTGATGCCAATGCCTTTTGCCATTTGAATTCTGCTGTTTCCGAAGCCGCATCAAAAGCATGATCCAAAGCCCCGGTAGCATCTTTCAATGATTCAAAGATTGCAATATTATCCGCCGCATTCATCCCCATCAGGTCAAGCACCCCCATCATAGCCCGGATATTGGGAACAACCCGACCCATTGCTTCCTCCCCGAACTCCCGGGTTTTTTCCCGAAGCGTACCTAACATATGGATCAATCCCTCTTCCCGCATCTGGCGGCGCAATCCCTCCGAACTCATTCCCATTTCTTCCAACGCCTTTTTAGCATCATTTGTAGGCTTGGTCAATGCGGCCAGAATCCCCCTTAACTGGGTGGATGCGATGGTGGCTTCCGTACCTGTTCTGGTCATGGCGGCAATGGCTGCCCCCACCTGATCAAAGGAAACCCCCATTTCGGATGCGATGGGAAGAACCTGACCCATAACAGCGGCCAATTCCGATGCTTCGGCCTTCCCTTCCCTTACCGCCGCCACAAGGATATCCGCCGCCTGGGTGGCATTCAGATTTTCAGCCCCATAAGCGTTGATAGCAGATGTCAAAAGATCAGCGACCACCTTGGTTTCCCCCAATCCCGCTGCGGACGCCTTGGCGGAAATCCGAAGCACATCCATTGCCTGAGCACCCCGCATACCAGCCGAAGTGACAAAGAATAACGCATCGGCTAATTCCTTTGGAGATTTCCCCAATTCCGGAGCCATTTTCAGAATATCCTGACTCCACCCATCGACTTGATCCCTTGCCACCCCAACAAGACCAACAATTTTGGACATGGAAGATTCAAAATCCTTTTGCATCTTAAATGCCCCGGTCCCAAGCGCCACAATTGGCAAAGTTAAATTTCTGGAGAGGGTGCCACCGACTCTGCTCAGATCTTTTCCGATCTTGTCAGCAGTTTCCGAAATTTGACGCAGACTTCTGGACATCCGATTGGATGATTCCTGCATTTTCGCCTCAGCCTCCCGCATAGAATTATACAAGGGATTCAGATCCGCTCCGATGCTCGCAATCAAATTTGCTATAACATTCGACATCTTTTCACTTTTTTCTGTTGCTCTTGCGCTTTTCCCTTTTATCAATCCGGGCGTTCTGATGGAAAGCGATGCCCATCAGAATCCCCTTCATTTCATCAGGGGATTGTTTTCTCTGGGGGCTTTCCTTGTCCCACGGGAAGGGGAAAACCTGCTCCATCCGATCAAATGGTCGTTTCAGAACTTTCCCCGCTGAATTCCAAACATGAAAGGCGATGAATCTGGCAGATTCAAAGGCCAATTCCTGATCAAACTGGGATTGAAGCTGAATGGTTTCAGCATGATCCCGGAGTGCTATATGGAATTCCCGTGGTGTTGTATCAAAGAACGCATCTACTGATAAACCAAATCTGGAAAGAGCAATCCCGCTCAAATAATCGATGTCACCCTCAACTACTTTCCCGATTTCTTTTTCCCCGCTTCCCCCGGATTCATTGGTTCCAGATTGGGGAAGAATTCAGGGATCAATTTCATGAACTCGAAAAACACCTCATCCATGACATCCTCCATTTGATCCATTTGGAATTCAAAAGGGATTCCCATCTTTTTTGCCCCCCTTTCCAAAGCATAATATAGCAGGATTTCGTATGTTTCAAAATCCGTGCTTTCCATATTTTCCAACGATTTCCCTGTTTTTTCTTTCAGCATTTTCAATGCGTAATAGGAAACACGAATGGGATGATCTTTTCCGTTGATCTTCAAATATTTTACCATTGTTTTGATTATTTTGGGTTTATAACAAAATCCCTGATTAGGATCTCTAAATCATTAGGCAGATTCCCCATCAACAAGGACTTTGCCTACAATTTTGATTGTGACATCCGCTGTCATTTTATCCCCGGTGGGAACATTCAGCGGGAGCTCGGTGACCAATCCTTCAAAAGTGAAGGTTGTTTCCTCTTCATCCGGGAGCTCAATGGCATAATCAACAGGATCATCGCTTTCAAAATCCTCTTTGAAAAGCAGGTAGGTCGCACGCGTAAAATTCATATTCAGCGTGATTGTTCCCGCATCCCGCAAGGATCCGATAAAGCGGCGATATCCATCGATAACATCCAATGTGGTGACATCGACGGTTTCCCGCGACATCCCCGGCCCGGAGATGGAAATGATTTCAGCAACCGGCGAGGTATTTCTTTTGAAAATAGTGCCTTGTCCGGTCATTGCATTTGATTCGCTCATAATTTTACCTCCTTTGGATTTCAAAATTTACATAAATTAAAAACCGATCATTATCATCCCTTCCCAGCAAGGCAGGTCCGCCGGAACATCTGATAATGCTATAATAAGCCCCACCCCATGACTCATGTGCCCGTCCATGAAGTGTGGTCTTTATTCTTTCAGCCAGATCCCATCCTTCCCGGAAATCTGAATTCCTGATCCGGATCTGGATGGATGGGTATTCGTATATTTCCGCCCGATTGAAAGTCAATTGCGGGGGGAAAGAATCAGTATCATATATGGTCACACAATGGGAAGGATCCATTGGTTCCCGGGCGATGTAAAGATTCTTTGCGAAAACCAATTTCAAAGATTTTTCCGCGCATAACATATCCTTCACATCTATGCTGGGTGCATTCATTTCTTTGCCCTCCGTTTGATCGCTTCAATGATCTGATTTGTGTTGTTCTTCATGGCCGCTTCCAAAAATCGGGGACCCGCCCCGGTTCTTTTAAATTTAGCTTCCAGATTTTCATGAACATAAACCGCATAATTGGCGGAAAATCCCATCAATAGTGTAGGATTCCGGGGGGAAGCACTCCGAACCGCTCGCAGGGCGGCCGCCTTTGCCACCTGATGATCCGCTTCCAATTTCTGCTTATTCTTCCCTTTGAACTCTTCCCCGGATTCCCCGGTTCCCCGGGTTGTGGCAGTAAACCATGATGCCCGCAGATTCCCCTGATCAACCGGCACCCGTCTGGATGGTTGTTTATCCATCGCGCGCCTAATAATTATGGATGCTTCAATCATCCCAGACAATGCCTTGTCGGCAATGGAATCGGCTTCCCGGTTCAGTGCTTCCATGAACTCCCGGATTCCTTTCAATTCAAAATCTTTTTCCTTTCTTCCCAGATCCAACATCACACATATGCTTTTCTGACAAATTCCTTGGTTGAAAAGATCATTGACACCTTGTCAAATCGCTTAATTTTATAGGCGCCCGGGATCTTTCTGGGATCCAGAACCTCCCCCAATTGATCCACTTTGACGCTTTCCGGTAGATCATCCATTTCCCCCAACCATAACCACCCACCCTCATCCAGATCGATTGTGGTCATGATTTCCGCTTTCGACACCACCTCATCCCCTTTGGAATCCGTGATTACTTCGGTCTTTTCATCCCATCGCACGGGTATTTCCTGCGGTTCCCCGAATTGGATCCCCCCATACCCATCAGGAACGGGTTCCGGCCAATATAACGCCCGCTGAACACAGACTGTTTTGATAAAACTTTCAATGCCCATGATATTATGATTTAATGGCCTTGATAAACATCCCTTTCTTCCCCAAAGCCGCCAATCGACCGGTGATATCCATCGACATCGCCACCTGACCATACGGAGTGCTCGCAAGATTCTCCCCATATTCCCCGGTGTATTCAATGAATGCCCCGCCGGCCCCGGCTTTCTTCGCCATCCTTTCTCTGGAAGATGCAATCAGATGCGCCGTCAACCACCGCTCCACTTCCGCCAAAAGATCCTCCCCCAATCCCTTATTACCCAGCAATCGAGTTAACAGGGTATTGGCCCCATCGATGTAAGATTGAATATCAACCTCACTGATTTCATTCGGCTCCATGATGGTCCGAACCTTTTCTACTGTTGTCCTTGCCATGATTCTTTTTCTTTAATTCGGGCTTTCCAAAATTTAGGATCAACATATTCCAACGCCTTGCTGTTCCATTTCAATCCCAACCAATCCACCAGTTCAAAGATCTGTTGGTAATCCCCGTGGATCATCCTTTCCGGCCAGATCACCCGGCAATTCAACCCTTCCATCACCATTTCCACGAATCGATCTTCATACTGGGCCACCCACCAACGCCATCCATCCGCTTCCGATTCCACCCCGATCATTTCCCTGATCATTGGATTCTGGAAAGCCTGCATGTAGGCGGTTTTCAAGCAGGATTGCACCACATCCCCGGTCCTTCTCCTGACAATCACCCATTTCGCATTTGGATAGGCATAATGCCAAGCCGGCCAAGTCAAAGCCAGCCGGAAATCTTTGATCATCCATGGTCCTTGTGTGTATCCATCTTCCAAAATAATCCGCTCCACCTTTTCCCGCCATCCTCTGGGGATTTCCAGATCCTTTGTGGGTAGGAATGGAAATTGTCCTTTTATATCCAAATCATTCCTCCGCATATACTCATGGAATAATTGATTCCGGATCTTGTGGTTTTCATAATTGGATTCAACCAAAGAATTCCCCCCGAAAGCACCACATATTTTCAGGATCCCAGCAATCATACTGGTTCCAGATCTGCGCGCCCCGGTGATCAGGATCGGTGATGGCATTTTATCGATCATATCTTTCCAATTTTTTGCCCAATTTAAAATCAACAGAAAGGGGAATGAATCGCATATATCCGGATGATGGAAAATGTGTCAATTCCCCGAAGTATACCGCATTCCCGATGCAATAAAGATCCACCCGGACATAATCAAAGGGTTCAGCCAATTTTTCCGCCAGATCGATCATAAATTTCAATCGCCTTGGTTTGGGAATCGATTCCCCACACCATCCCCTTTTTGTCATCAGGGGAAGGCGGTTCCAATCCCGATCATAACTACCAAAAATGGATACTTCAGATCGCCGATTATTCGCCGCATAGATATGGGTTACCTTTCCATTCAGCACCTGAAATTTGAAATCAAAAGGCAGCTCCCCATCCTGATCCAACAACAAAGGCTCAATCAGGATCTTCCGTGACATCAAATCATAATGCCATTCATTCTTTTCTCCCCCGTATCCCCTTTTTAACCATCGGCGACATTCCCGGATCACATCCCCCTTCGACTTGGTCAGATCCCGATCCCGCCGGATGATCATATATTGCCCGGACATATGATTGGGTTTCACGATGTAATTTTCCGGCAGATTTTCAAAGGGAATCAATCCCGGATCATCAGATTCAAAAATGGTGGGGATCAGGATCCGATCCGCTATTTCTTTCCCCAATTTTTCCCGGACATATTCTTTTACTTGGATCTTGTCCCCGGTAATAACCAATAATGGATTCCGATTGAAATGCTTCCGGTGAACAATCTTTTCAGACAAAGACTCCGGATTCATGATATCCATTGGATACCCCAGAATCTTACTCCCCCAGATTGTCTCTTTCCGCAAGGCTTCAAACCGCTCCGCCATCCCTTCAATGGGTAATCTGTTGAAATGGACCGGATCCAAATGGCCATCCCAGTATTGTTGAATCCAAAGGTTATCAAAATATTCACTCGTAGGATCAATTTTACCGGCCATTAACACCATTTTGCTTCTGGGTAATAGATCCTTCCCCCTTTTGGGAAATCGGGCGTTAGGAAGGAAGTGAAAGACCTCCACGCCATCATCTTCCATGAAAAGGGCTTCCCCCCTTCCCAGAATATGGCTGATCCAAGCCTGATCAGTCCCCAGCAATTCCCGCTTCTTGCATCTGCTTACCAAAAGATCCCGATTCCCTGCCGGATCCTTTGCGAATTCATCCCAGACCTGGCGGCGGGCTCCGGCATTCATCATGAATAAGCCACCATTGTAGAATTGATGGGATCTTTTCCCATAAAACTTATTGATGATGAAATCCTCTTCCCTGCTGAATAATTCATCCAGATTCCCCACAATCACGCAATCCAGATCAATGCAAACAAATCGATCCCCGATCAATTCCCGCATATCTTCGCTGAAAACATATAAGCGATTATAACATCCGCCCAGATCCCGGCATTTGTCCCAAAGGGGAATTGTGCGGAATTCAACCCCGGTCGGATCATCCGTAATGCAAATGAATTCATGGGGAATGGTCAGGTGTTTTTGCAAGGCCCGGCCCATTGCATTGACATGGGCAGCAGTATATTGCCCGATCACAGACAAAGATTGAAGCCGGACCCCCCGGCTATGGTTCCACTTGAAACACACAACCCGGATCATCACACACCCCCCGATTCAAGTTTCTGGATCAATTCTTCTGCTTCTCCGATTCGCAGGGCATTTTCATTCATGAAATTCCCCCCTTGATCCACCACATCATACCACCCCGCATTCCTTTTCTGAATGGAAAAGGATTTCGGATCTGGTTCAATTTCCGCCAAAGCCTTCGAGGCCTTGGTCCTTGTGAATGGTTTGGGAAGATCATCCGGATTCAGGGGAATGATCGTGTCCCTGAATATTGGGGGAATCTGCTCCGGATCCGCTTCAAATGTTTCCCCTGCTTTTATTATCCTGTTGGGGCTGATCTGATATGATCCCCCGCCAATGTTTTTCCATTTCATGTCCTGATCTTTTTTGGTTAAAAAGGAATCACCTGATTAGTGATTTTTTTAAATGGAATCCGGATCAGATTACACCAATCCGGACGCCATGTGAGTGAGGCCGCATTTCCCATTCTGATCAGAGCGGATCTGCGGAACCTGGATTGTCAACACCTTGTATTTGGTGATGAAATTGCCTTCAGTGCCCCACTGGACATTCTGCAATCCCATTCCCCGAACCATCCGAACCACATCGCTCGTCATCTGGACGAAGATGATGTTGTCGGCCGGCAAGGTATCCACAACTTTGATATCAGAAATGCCACCAATTTTCAGGATCCGATCCCGGATAGTCTGGGTGGATTGGCCGCTGGTGTCATAATCCTCATCCAAAACAGTTTCATATGCGGTCGGGATATAAATTACCCACGGCCCATAATGAAGATTGTTGATGCTGGTCTGTTTCAGACTGATCACATCCGCCAAGATTTCGGCAGGGGTTTTGGTGGCATCATTCCAAGCCTTGGTCAGATTGACCTTATTCCGGTTGGGATAATTCACATAACTGTAAACCGTGCCCCCACCAAATGAATAATTTTCATTGGTGAAAAGCATGTTTTCCAGTTTTTCAGATACCTTGCGGGCAGCCCTTTCAGCCAATGTGGTATCAATGGGATTCCCCAGATTCCGGCTGGAAGCCAAAACCCTTGCGTTAATCTCATAATCCACATGAACGATCGGGATGGGCAGGTAGGTGGTTGACCAGACCGGGCGATCCCCCTGACCCCGGGTTACCGCATCCATGCTCAATTCTGCCTTCAGCGCATCCCCTACATCATGGCTTTCCAGAAGCGTGGTTCCCATCGCATTCCCCAGATTGTAGGTCAGCCCCCTGCTGATCAGATCAGCGACGCCATTCAATCGGGTTTCTGCGATTCCCAAAACTGCTTCATCCAGTGTTTTCCATTCATCCCGGCGAAGGGTTCCACTGGTATTTACCAGCTGGGTCACATAGGATTTCGGATCCTTCGCATCCCCACCCTTAAACACGGTGATGTAGGTTCTTCCATCTTTCCCGATATATGGGCGAAGGGATCCGGGATCCATCCGACCGTTTACGGCAAACAGGTTGGCCACCTCCCCTTGAGTCTGACCATTTCCTACAAAATCAATATTCACATTTTCAGCCATTTTTTGCCTCCTTTCTTTAAACAATTCTTACTTTGATTCGAGCGGTGGATGCGGTGGTGGTGACGGCTTCCAAAGCCTGTGCCACGATCTGCAATCCATGAACCTCAACGCCACCAGAATCGGTGTCTTCCACATGCTTTTTCAGCGTGCCATCCCCGGCGGAGCAAAGGAAATCCCCTGCGACCACTTCTTCGCTGGCTGCCAAGAGCGCATTCACATGCTCACCCCTTTGGGCAACCCAAACCTGAACCGGGTCATCCTGAGCGTAAGCCTGATCGATTGTTTTCCCCTGAAGTTCATCTTCCAATGCGAACATGGGGATGGCGTTTTCATTTTCGCCATCATGGAATTCCACTTTTCCATTGGAATTAAACTTCACCAGATGTCCGGGAGTGATCGCCCCAGCGGCCACATATTCTTCAATGACATCCAGATACTTTTTTAACTTAATGGTGTTTGCCATTTTTTTGCCTCCTTTCGTTATTTGTTATCAGATTTGGTTTCCACCCCTGCCGGCAAAAGGATTTCATCATCCGCCTGCTGGTGATTGGTCGGGCCCATCCCGGAATAATCCACTTTGGGCTTGACTGAACTGGACAATTTTTCCAAAAACCCGGTGTCCATTTTCTTCAATTCCTCATCCGTCCAAACTCCTTTTGCAGAATTGGCAAGGATGTTGTTGATCAATTCCTGCCGCTTTTCCCGGTGCAGTTTCAGTCCATTCCGCATTTGATCCTGAATTTCATCCGGCATGATCTGGATGAAATCATCAGGTTTCTGGAAATGATCTTTCAAGACCTGAATGGCCTGATCGACATTTACCTGCGGTGGTTCCGGATCTTCTACCGGATCAGCGGCCTGTTCTTCCATTGGCTCCAGCTTGCCCAGAATATCCTCTTCCTGAGTCAGCAGCCATTCCTTGTCCTCTTCCGTGAATCGGGTCCTTTCATTGGAAATCAATTCATCGACCCGGCGGATAAAACAAGGGCTTTTCACATTTTCACTCATAGTTTTACCTCCTTTGTTTGAAATTGGTGATTTTGTTCGGATCATGGATCCGTCTTCTTCATTGGTTGCAAGATAGCGGACTTCCCTTTTCACCTTTTGGGCGCCCCCTACAAAATTGATCCCTGAATCAGATTTTTCATAATTCTGGCGGAAAATTTCCGACGGATTCCCGTTGGAATCCTTTTCGTAGATGAAATGATCATCATACACATCTGCCAAATAATGATAAGCCGATTCTGAATTCAATTTTTCCAAAGATTGGCGGATCTGGGCGATTATTTCCATGTAACTTTCGTCGACCTGAAAAGAATGCACTCCGAACCGCTCATTTCCCATTACACTCACATCAATACCTCCTTTCTTTTGGTTTGAATCAGAATTCACACGGATTCCACACCCGTCCTGCCATGAACAAGCGCCAATCCCTCCGGGCAAGAGGGCCAAATGATCCGGGCGCTGCTCGCGGGCCACCGCATGATAAACTTCCCCTTTCCACTCACCATCGACGATCTCTTCTTCGGTAAAGATCCCGACACTGACCTCCAATGGTTTCCCCTGATTTATGTAGGAAAGGGCTTCCGGGGACATTGCCATCAATTTTTGTTCATTCAGGCGAAGATCCGCCTTCAATTTCTTTCCATCCATCCGGGGATTGATCACCTCCCCGACTGCCTGATCTTTGACCTGCGGGGAATTGGCGGAAATATATTCCCCCTGTCCGTTTTGGGGATGATCGATCATGACAGGCATTCCAGTCCATTCCGGGATGGCCTTTTCCAATTCCTCCGCCGGATGAAACAACGGTCCCATGCTTCCAGAATGGACCCCTTCCACCATCATCACCACAGGCAGGATCAAATGACGGACCCCCTGATGCATTTCAATCCGGATCTTGTATCCGGAAGCGGTCCGGGCATGGGTGGTCATTTCCCGGATTTCCAATCTGATTTCCTTTTCTTTGTTCATGATTTGATCCCTTTTGGTAAAGATAATCCTCTTGTTCGGGGGGAATAATCCATAAAATCAGTCTGGATCTGGCTGGGTTTGATTTTGATCCCATAATATTTGGCGGCCCTTTGGTAAAAGGGAAGATCCGGGACTGTCTTAACTCCCCCTGCCCCAAATACTTCCGCGTCAAAAATCCGACCTTTCCTAACCACCCACACATGGGATGATGTCATGCTATCCCCCAACATATCAGAACTGCCCGTCACCTTTCCCCCATATTTCCGCGCGAAATGATCCGCCCAGATATCACAATACCCTGCGTTGATTTCCCTTGGTGAAAGATCCAGCGGATAGTTTTCCCCGTAATTATCATTTATCGACCGGACCACATCCTCGTGCAGATCCTTGTCCGGGATCATTTCCGGCTCCAGAACCTTCGGCAACATGATGCATCGGCAATTGGGATGGGCCGGGAGCATCGTTTCTGCTTCTTCCAATGTAAAAGTCCTTCCCTGCATCCCGGCACAAAGATCGCAAACCCGCATATCATCCGTTGTGGTCCATTCTGCCTCCACGAAAACCCCCTCTGCCCCCCAATTCTTATACTCCTGAATGGTTGCCACATGGTGCGCCCGGATGACTTCCGTCCGGGCCAGCATCACAGCCCGCTTTTCCGCCGGGATGAATCTTCCAACGGAATCGGTTAACCCCAGATCCTTCAGTCCCGCCCCGCTGATTGCTGCATTCATTTTCCTTGCTAACAATCTGGGATGATCCCCATCGGCCAGCCCTTGTGAAAGAATCCGGCTGATATGGGAATCCATTGCGGAAGTGATCCCTTTCAAATCTGAAAATGTCCGGGTGTATAGCAATCCAACCCGGTCAATATGAAAGGGGGTGCCCATCACAGCGTCGATACCCCCACTCGACTCAACAGATGGAATTGAGAATCCCGCTTTTCCCATCTCGTAGCGGGCCCTCATCACCCCCCTTTTGTATGAATCCTGAATATATTGGTTGGTCCAAGCGGATTCCACAGCGGATCCCACCTGATTCATATGTCGAACTTCCAGAATCCCCTGCTCGACTTGTCGATTCAACCATTCCATGAACCCCGCCATTTTATCCCCGGATCTTTCAAAGGCGAAAGCCCGGCGACCGGGGGATGCCGCAAACCCCCTCACCCCAGATCCCCCATCCATCAGACCGAAGCAATCATCCCGCACCACAGCCTGATAAATGGATCCCCTGATCCCCCTGAACCTTTTCCTGATATCGCCAACAAATTTCTGACGAATCTGGGTTGTCCGGGTAGGATCCAGCCGATTTATCCTTTCATTCAGGGATAAAACCGGCCGCTCATGGGTCAATATGGATCCGCAATCACACATAATTCCTTTTATTGCCTGTTTTGGCTTCGTTTCCGGGCTTCTGGCTGGCGATCATCCTGATCCGGATCCAGAATATCATCCGGGGGGATCGGATCGTCCTGAGCCCGCTTTTCGGCTTCTTCGGCCAAACGCTTTTCCTCTTCCCATTCCGCCTCTTCTTCCAACAGGGCCGCTTCCCGCATTTCCTGAATCATTTGGATCTGCTCCGGACTCAATCCCAAAAAGAATTCCATAAATGCCACCGGGGGAATAATCTCCGCAGCTCCCATTTCCTGAGCATAGGATCGCAGGGCTTCCGTCCGGGCTTTCCCAATATCGACCTGATCTTTTTCCGATGGTGCAAACAGATCCGACCATTTAATGCTATACCCATCCGCCCCCGCCTTTGGAAGAACCCCCAATTCAATGCATCGGTCAATGAAGGGCAAAAGGATCTGTTGCTCGGCAAACTCTTCCCTGCGGGTTTGGATCAATTCCTTCCATGTGTCTTGATCCTGCGAACTGGCCAATTCTCCCCTTTCCGATCCCACAAGGATCCGTTTCGGGATTCCCGTCGCTGCGCTGATCATTTGAATCTGAACATCCACATGATTCAAAGGATCCGACACCTGACTGGCCAAGGTTTTCAGATCCACCCCTTCACTCAACAGGACCCGGCGAAGATTGTGTTCGTATTCATCCAATTGGTTTTTAAGATCCTGTTCCATTTCATCCGACATGGTGTATTCCGAATCAACCACCCCCTGATATCCCGGGCGGGCCCCTTTCCAGAACATTTCCGCCGACCCCCCGACCAATTTTTCCAGATCCTTCAATCGATTGAAAAGGACTTCCAGAACCGGCTCCCCTTCCGTTTCATTTTCCAACAACTCCCCCACCACATGAATCACCCTGCTATGATGAACCACCATGTTGTAGGTTTTGGAATCCCCCGGATTGGTCATCCGGAGTTCATAAATAAGGGGCAATCCGAATCGCTCGTTATTTGGATCATCTTCCCATTTCTGAATGCTACAGGACCCTTCCCCAAATGGTTTGACATAGATCAGATCCCTTTTCCCCCCTTCCACCGGCTTGGCCAGATCATCCTTCGCCCGGACATCATTGAATCCCATCAAAAGAACCCCATACCTTCCCAGACTGCTCAATTTATCCAACCGGACGAATCTGGATTTCAGTTTCAATCTTTTTTCCAGATCCTTCCAAGCCCTTTCTAATTCGGTTTCCTTGTCATCATCCGATTCCAACACAATCAGATCCCCCTGCCATGTCCCTTTGATGGGCCGATTGATCAGGGCCTTTGCCATGTCTTGGCGGGAATACTGGGTCAGGAAATCCAGATAAGTCAATTCCTTTTTATAGCCCAACGCCTCATAAATATCCCGGCTCCCATCAAACTGCATCCCCAATCGGGCCGCTATATTGGCCCTACCCATCAGGGCTGACAGGACCTGCATCCGGGCGTTCGGATCCGGATTCCCTTTCTTTGGTTGTTTTGTTCGTTCCATGATTCCGGATTATTTGTTGTTAAATTGCTTTTCCCGCCATTTCAACCAGATCCCAAAGCCCCATGCCCCCAGAAAAAGCACAATCACGAAGATCCACGCTGCTGTTATCATGGCTTTCATTATTTGATGATTCTTGCGATTCTTTTCCTTGTCAATTGGGAAAAGGCCCCTGCCGCCGCGTCAACCTGATCCTTGTATGTGGAAAAAGGGAAATTCCGATGCTCGTCAATGAATTCATGATTCCAATCTCCCCGCAACATAATCATATTCCCATTATTGACCTGAACCGAATATGGATCCGCCCGGTAGATCTTGTCCCCTTGCGGGCGATCGGCATAACTGGCAAACCCGGCCAGATTCTTAATCGTGGCCTCTGCCGATTCCTTTCCCCCGGATCCGGGTTCCTGTTCATGATAGATTTTGACCCCCTTTCCATCCGCTTCCGCCGTGGATCTGATGATCTTTTCCCTTTCTTCGCTGGACCACCTCCCCCTGACCACATCCATGATCAGATATTTATCATCCTTCAACTTGGCCATCTTCACACCCACCGTATAGGCGCCACCCCCGGATCCCCTTCCCTCTTCAATTTCCTTTGTGCCCGCTTTATCCCAATATCTTACCACTTCCAGAATCAACACATCTGATGGCATGGTTTGGATCTGTGGGAATCGATCCACTTTGAACATCCCACCACCCGGGGGCACCGGATTCTGGCCGATCTGGCCGGCGAATCCATATTGACCCATGTCGGCTTCCAGATCCTTCAACACCGACCATGGCATCCGATTCACATCAAACAGATCATCCTGATACATTTCAACCAATTCCGGGGGTTGGACCTGATCCCTGTAATTCCGGATTTCCCCCGGCATGGATATGTGGCGGAGTTTCTTTTTCTTTTTAGCAAGGATGTGTCCGGATGGATCATTCTGGTGGAGTCTTTGCATGATCCCGATGGTGGTGGTTGTGATCTTGTTTACTTTCCTTGTGGGAAGGGTCCGGTCGATCCATCTGTTGGCTTCGGCAAGTTTCTTTTCGCTGACAGCTTGATGGGGATTCAATGGGTCATCCCAGATCAGGATGTGCCCATGATAACCCGCCAAGGTCCCGCCGACGGATGTCGAATATCGATTGCCCCCGAAAATCAGCCGCTCCGGCCGCCCCGGCGCCCTCTCCCGTTTTACCACCCTGAAATTGGATTTCGTGTCCTTGTCCTCTTTGATATCCAATTCCGGGTACACCGCCTGAAACCGGTCGCTCCGGATCATATCCCTGCTATACTCCGCTGCCTCCAAGGCCAACGACGCCGAATAACTCGCCGATATGATCCTCATCCAATGCCATCGGGTCCAGATCCATGCCGGGTAGGCTATATTGCAGGTGATTGTCTTGGTGGTTCCGGGGGATATGTTAATCAGTAGATCATAATCATTTGGTTCCCCCCTTGCTACTCTTTCTGCCACCAATTGTAATTCATTGCACAGGAAAGGAATATGCCAATTTTCGACAAACTCTTCACTACTGATTTCTGGCCAGAAAAACCGAAGGAAATGGTAAAAGGATCTGTTGTTCAATTCCCGGATGATCAATAACGGATTATCAATCGCTTCCAGTAGAACCTTTCTTTTCGGCACCTTTGTTCGCAACATTTGGATATCTTCCATCCTGTTGGTCGGGTTTAATTCTGGGTGACCTTATTGTTTTTTACAGCCTGACTGATCCCCAATTTCAAAGCCAATTCCAATTCTTCTGTGGTGAAGGTATCGGGATCGCTCAATTGATTGGAAAGATCTTCAATCTGGATTTTTCCCTGATGGGAGTGTTCCAATCGATGAACATCGGCCCACGGGGTTTCCAGATGTCTTGTGCGGTTTTTCAGCCAGAATATGCAGGCTGTGGTATCCGGGGGATAATGTTTGGTGATTTCCTTGCTGATGATCTTTCCTTTGTAGATTGTCAGATAAGTATCCTTGTGGGAATATCCAATTGCTTTCTGGTATAGGGCTTGGGCCACATTGGTATCGGCTTCTTCCTTCCCCCGGCGGACTGCCTGCATGAATTCCGGATGATGTTGTTTCCAATAATCGATCGTCGTCGGATGAACCCCAAATGCCACCGCCAGATCATTATCTGTCAATCCCAGCAGACTCAATTTATAAGCCCTTTTGGGATGATCTTCCCGGTAGGCCCCTTTCCGACCTGCTGAGGAATTATAATTTCGGGTGTACATGGTTTGGATCATTTTTCTGAATCCTGTAAAAATAACATGAATTCCAATACCATACAAATCAATTTCCACTCCACAATTTCTACTCCCAAAAACCCGCAAACCTACTTGGATTGTTAATTAAACCAATATTTGTAGATGATTTCGTTATTTAGAATGATTATAAATTTCATTTTTTCTTGAAAAAAGGCTAAATATCTTTAAAAAAATTTGGTTTTTTAAAAGAATGGGCGTATATTTGAATCATTGAATGACGCTCATTGACATCCTGATCTGATCAACCCGTTGAAAATTAGGGGGTTATCGCAAAATAAGGTGGTTTTGGCACCATCAGCAAGGCGGTAAGGTCCGAAGAGAGGAAGCGGAAAGGATCCAGAATCAGGAATGGGGTGGTAGATTCCGACAGGAAATGGATAGGTTCACTGGATCGGATGTGTTTCCACCCAATTCCCCAACAAGGGTCCCCCAGTTATTTACCGGGGACCGACGAATCCGGGGCAGTGTCATTCAAAGCCAATTGTAATTCAGCGATTCCTGTAGCAAGGTTTTTTGGTTCAAAACAGGCGAAGGCTCCTCCGGATTCCCCATCCCAGCAGATGGGTGAAGGGAATGGTTCAGAATATCCCCCGGGAGATTATCCCGGATCCGGCGCTGCTGAGATTGGATTCCAGACAGTGAAGAACCTGGCGGTGGTTCGATTCCACCCAGTGCCGCTAAATCCTAAATGTAAACCAAAAATCCTTTTCAATCATGACAAATGACGCAAAAATGAACAGGCTTCGCAAAGCCGCCAAAATGAGCACCGAAGATTTGGTGGTTGGCTTGAAAGCAATGGGAATCATCAAAGATGGCGAATCCCTGCTTTCCTACTTCAAAAAAGATCGGGACGAATTGATCCTGATGTGGGCCACAAAGAAAAAAATGTAAACCAAAAAATCCTTTTCAATTATGAAAGCAATCAAATTTGACGAAAAATTTATCAAAGACGTAGCGAAAGATCAGGGTATTACCAATCTTTCCACCCAGCAATGCCGGAAAGCCCATAACGCTTGCAAACATGCCGGAGAAGATTATTACTACCGGTTGAAAGAATATTTTTATGCATAAACAAAGCACTCTGATGAGGCTTCATGAGCCGAAACCCGGGATTGATCCCGGGTCAGTGTTAAACCCTTAAAACTTATTCCAATGAAAACCCATCAAACCACAAGAATCGTAGATGTTTCCCATTTGACAAAAATGGCCACGCAAACAACTCTGAATCTGCTGAATTCCATCAGGCCAGTTCTTTCTGATCAATATGGAAAATTTCAATGGACCGCCTCCCATATCACCGATATGACGAAGATTCTGGTATACAAGGAATATCTGGATGTTCTGGACACCTTCAAGCGGATCTGGATGGAGCAATATTCGCATATCGGGGGGTATCCTGATGAAGCCCGGATCCGGAAAAACGTAGAATTCTACAAGGGATTGCGCACCTGCCCCTTTGGATTTGAAATCTTTATGGCCGCCCATTCCATTGCTTCCCACATGTTGGAAGAGGGGGTTGAAGTTCAGGAATAACAAACACTCTGATGAGGATTCATGATCCGAAATCCGGGGGATCATCCCCGGATCAGTGTTAAACCCTTAAAACTTATTCCAATGAAAACTGTATCAGATCTTTTTAAATTGATCATCAAAGAAACCGCAATGAATGAAGGGAAAACCTGCAAATTTGTTTTCAGTATCAATACCCAGCATGGATGGGTTTCCATGTACCGGGAAGTAGATATTGAAGGGGAAAAGCCAGCAGAACTCTTCGCTCTGAAATCCATCAAAACCCCGGCCGAAGTTCAGGAAGTTTACTGGATGATCTGGAATCATGGCCGTTCCCGTAATTTGGATCTGGATGTTAACAAGGCATTCTGATGAGGCTTCAATAGCCGAAATCCGGGGAATCATCCCCGGATCAGTGTCAATCTTAAAACCCCCAGAAATCATGACAACTTCCCTAAACATTGAAAAATTAACCAAAAAAGAAAAACAACAATTATTTGCTGTTCAAGTGTTCATAAAAAAGACCATGGATAGTGGTGATAATGAGCACAAATTAAAAATGGATGAAGAATCCATCCTAAAAGTGTGGAATGATGAAAATACTTTTCCATGGTATATGCATTTAGGAACAGGAAAGCAAATAAAAACACTCTGATGAGGATTCATGATCCGAAATCCGGGGGATCATCCCCGGATCAGTGTTAAACCTTAAAAACCCCAGAAATCATGACAGACGAAGAAAGGGAAGAAAGATCCCAAAAAATAGAAATGCTTTTTGAAGCGTTGGAATTGGTTCAACAAGCCCAGCAACTGGTAGATGATGCCCTTTCCGGAAGCAAACATGAATCCCATTACAAAGCCTACGGGCGATATGGATTTGATCAATTGCTGGGCAATGGAAATCCCTACGATTATGATCTGGAAAAATTGTTGGAAGAATTCTAAAACCCCCAAAACTCCGAAAAATGGAAAGAACAAAATTTAGCACACTTGATCAACTCAAAGATCAGATTACCAAAGAAATGCACAAGGATTATTTTTTCAATGGGGAGGTCTTCAATCCCCTGAATGAAGGATGGTGGTTCCAATTCGACAATGGCACCCGCCGAATGGGACAGTGCAGCATTCATTTGAAGCGGATTTCATTATCCAGAAAGATGTGTGAATTGAATATGAATCGATGGGATTTGATTGAAGATATTCTGTTGCATGAATTAGCCCACGCCTTCACCGAAAAGATCTACGGAAAGGAATCCTCTGGACACACCCCCCAATTCAGGCGAATCGCCAAATCAATGGGGTCCTCCCTTTTGGGGTCCATGATTCCTAAATCATTTGGATTGCGGGTCCCATATCGATATAAATATCGTTGTCCCGGGTGTGGAGGCACGTGGGAGCGGCAAAAGAAAATTGAAGGATCTTGTAGAGCCTGTTCCGGATCTAATATTTATGATCCAAAATTCAAATTAGTTCTGGTTGATGAGGCACTCTGATGAGACCTGATTGGTCGAAATCCGGGATCTGATCCCGGATCAGTGTCAAACCTTAAAAACATTATCAATCATGACAAAAATTACAATCCCAACAAACATGCCGCCAGAACAGATCCCGGCATATGTAAAGAATCAGATCCGGGGCATGGAAATGCGCAGAATGGCAAAAAATTCAGACGCCCCCATTCCCGAACCCAAATCAAAAAAAATCAAGGTGATTCCCGGTGATGACTGGACCACCAACACCAAAGGAATGAGCGGAAAGCAATTGAAAAGGGTGATCCAGATGTCCAAAGATTATGAATATCGGCGGACTAAATTCCCAAAAAAATAACCTAAAAACCGCAATTTTAACTAAAAACGGGACTTCGCAAATAAGGCACAAAAGAGGGCCATAGACGAATTTACACCCTGTTTTGATATCCTTATACCGCCCCGCAACCGATCGTCGATTTTGGTATATATCGTGGCTTTGCGGGGCATACATATTCAAATAATTTAATTAAACAATACTTCATAAATCAGGGCATAAACCAGAATATGGGCTGCCCATAAATCAAAAAAAAATGGAAACAAAAATGTATCGGATCGGACCATTGTTTGCCCGGAAAAATTCACTTCCGGTCGCCTTCGTCGCAAACAAATTGATTGAAAGCCCCCGCGCTGTTTACCTCAATGGACATGGCACTCTGGAAACTCAAAAAATGGGATTCTGTTGCATCTGTGGGAGGGAATTGACCCACCCGGTGTCTGTTGTTCTGGGAATCGGACCCCATTGCGGAGACCATTGGTGGAATTGGGATGCCATTGGTGGATTCAATGAAAATGTGTTGGAAGAATTAAAAATCCGGATTCAGGGAGTCAAAGTTGATCAGTGGATCCCGAAATCCGTCATCAAAGAAATATACGAAACAACAGAAATCATCACCACTCCTGAAAATCATCCTATGTTGAAAAAAGAAAATAAACCCAAGCAGGCTCCCGCCAGAAAGGCCACCCCGGTCAAATATCAGAATTCCGGGAAATGGGCTATTAAAATTGAATTTCCTTTCAATCATGATGATCTGGGAAGGGTCAAAACCCTACCCGATCGTCGCTTTCACAATGAAGGAACAGAAAAATACTGGACCGCCCCCCTTTCCATTGAAGCTGTTGAAAAACTGCAAGAATGGGGGTTTCAGATGGATGATCGCTTGATCCGATATCTGGAAAAAACCAAAGTCAATGTGAAGGATGTTTCTGATGATATCCAGATCCCCGGATTGAAGGGGAATCTTTTTCCTTTCCAGAAAAAGGGTGTTGCCTTTCTGGAAGCAAAGGACGGGCGCGCCCTGATCGCCGATGAAATGGGATTGGGAAAGACCGTTCAGGCTTTGGCATATCTTCAATTGCATCAGGAAAAGCGCCCAGTAATCATTGTGGTCCCTGCTTCCCTGAAACTCAATTGGAAGAAAGAAGCCCGCCTGTGGATGGAAAACCCAAATGTCCAGATCCTTTCCGGAACCAATGCCAACATCCCCATCATCGGGGAAATCCTGATCATCAATTATGATATCCTTCCCCAATGGGTTGGCCGATTGATCCAGATCAAAGCGCAGATCCTGATCACCGATGAATGCCACTATTACAAGAATAATTCTGCGAACCGGACCAAGGCTGTTAAGAAATTGGGGAAATCCATCCCCCATGTTATAGCCCTTTCCGGAACCCCGATTGTTAATCGGCCTGTGGAAATCTTCAATGCTCTTTCCCTGATTGATTCCACTGTGATGCCCAGTTTCTGGAAATTTGCCCATAAATATTGTGGCGCCCGCCATAATGGATTCGGATGGGATTTCAATGGGGCTACCAATACCGATGAATTGCATACCATCCTTTCCAACACCCTGATGATCCGCCGGAAAAAGGCAGATGTGTTGAAAGATCTTCCCGACAAAATCAGATCATTCATTCCGATTGAGTTGAATAATGAAAAGGAATACCGCAAGGCGGAATCTGATTTCATTGCCTATCTGCGGGAGCAGAAAGGAATGACTGCCGCTGATCGGGCTTCCAATGCCCAAGCCCTTGCCGAAATTGAAGGATTGAAGCAATTGGCGGTTGCCGGAAAAATGAAACAGGTCGTTGAATGGATCCGGGATTTCATGGAAAGTGATGAAAAATTGGTCATATTCGCCACCCATAAATTCGTGATCGATGCCCTGATGAAAGAATTCAGCGGGATGGCCGTCAAAGTGGATGGATCTGTTTCCGGGGAAAACCGCCATCAGGCCGTTGAATTATTCCAGAATGATCCAAATGTCAGGATCTTTGTGGGGAATATCAAAGCCGCCGGGGTGGGTCTTACCCTGACTGCCGCATCAAATGTATTGTTTCTGGAACTCCCGTGGACTCCGGGGGATCTGACCCAGGCGGAGGATAGGTGCCACCGGATCGGACAAAAGGAATCTGTGACAATTCATTATCTGCTTGCCGCCGGAACCATTGAAGAAAAAATTGCTTCCCTGATTGATCGGAAGCGTCGGATTTTGGATTCTGTTCTGGATGGAACCATCACCGATCAGGAATCACTACTTTCTGAATTGATCAAAGATTTAACCCAATAAAAACCCCAAAAACCCCTATACAATGGAAAATATAAATTTCATAAAAAGCGTAGCATGGTCCTTTCATCAAACCACCGGGATCCAAATGGATGAATTGTTTTCAGAAGCCACATTGGCCTATGTGGAAGCCTGCCAAAGCCATGATCCTCAAAAAAGCAAATTAACCACATGGGCATATCATCATATGCGATCCAGATTGATCAAATTTTGTAAACAAGAAAAGCGCTATAAATTGATATTGGATTCCTGTCCGGATATAGTCCAATATGAAAGACAAAATCTATATGAAAGCGGATCCATGTCAAAGATTGGAAAAGGGGAAGCGGATCAATTCATTGATCAGATCCATGAATTGCTTTTCAGTCCCTTTGTTGATCCTTTTGATTTCCCCTTGCAGGATATTCTAAAACAGCTCCCAGAACAGGGCAGGGAGCTCGTTAAATTGATTTTAGAATCCCCAGAAGATTATCCCATTGATAAACCAAAAAAGGCCCGTGGAATGGTCGTTAAGATGCTCAGGGCACATGGTTGGTCATGGGGAATGATCTGGGATCAGATCCGGATCCTGAAAACCATCCTGAATGAATCCCAGATTTAGAGTATAATATAACAGGGGAATCAATCCCCCAAAAACTAAAAATCCAATGTTTATTTATTTGCTGTGGTTGGCGGTTTGGATATTATTTTTTTATGGGGAGTATCCCCGCCAATCCACTATTATTCACAATGAAATTCCTCACTGGCTGTGGCCTCAATTTTATTGACGGAATCCTTTCTATGATACAACTTAAAAATATATTTGATGAAAATACCGGTTGCAGGGTGAATTAAAAATGTAACCCTGTATGGCAGATGTAGTCGTAATGGAATAACGATCCGGAATTGCCGATTAGAGCAATGTAAACACGATCACCGGGGATATGGGTTCGAGTCCCATCGCCTGCCCAAATTTTTTAATTCAAAAACAAAACCCATGGCAAAGAAAAAAAGAAAAACAGATTTTTCATTCGCCAGATTCTTCAACCCATCAAAATCCCCCAACGGATCCTCTTTTCTGAATGGGGAATTTTATATTCCGATTCATCGGAAAAGGATGGGCATTCTAATCTGGAACAGCAAAAAATTTGGAGCATTCCGGGGAAGCGTCCGGGATGATCTGATTCTTCAATCCACCCAAAGGACAACCAAAAAATGATCCCATGATTATTGCAATTGATTTTGATGGGACCTGCACCTCCCATGACTTCCCCAATATCGGGAAAGATATCGGGGCAGCCCCCGTGTTGAAAGATCTGATCAGGAATGGTCATGAATTGATCTTATACACGATGCGATGTGATTTCAAAGGGGATGAAAAATTGAGTGGAAGCCCCACCGGATCCAATGATCCCAGAAAATACCTGACGGATGCGTAGGATTCTGATTCATGAAGGAATAATTCAACAATAAATGGATATTATTCGGTTGTATCAGGATTATGATGTCCCCTATCAAACGGAAGGACATAAGCATTGTCGGCCCGGTTGGGCCAACACCGCCTGCCCTTTCTGCACTGGTAACCCCGGCCTTCATCTTGGCGCAAGTCTGGATGGGGGCCATTTTTTTTGCTGGCGCTGTGGGTGGCATCCCCCGGATAAAGCCCTGTCTAAATTATTGGGAGTATCGGAAAGGGATGCAAAAAAGATCATCTCCCAATATGGAGGCAGATCCCAGATTGCCCCAGAAGCAAAGATCCAGATCCGAACCAAGGCATTCAAATACCCATCCAATACAGGGGAATTGCGAAAAGCCCATCGGAGATATTTGGAAAGGCGGAACTTTGATCCAGATCAGATCATTCAACAATGGGGAATTCAGGGAATCGGTCCAATGGGGTTTCTGGATAAAGTCGACTACGGGCGTAGAATCCTGATCCCGATCTACTGGGATGGGAATCCTGTTACCTTTCAAGCAAGGGATATCACCGACCAACATCCAATGAAATATCTGGCTTGCATGAAGGAAAGGGAAATCATTCACCACAAGGAATTGATCTACGGAAATCAACAATTCTGGGGGGATACCGGGATCTGCGTGGAGGGGGTGATGGATGTTTGGCGATTCGGGGTGAATGCCTTTGCCACATTTGGAATTGAATATACCCATAAACAATTGCGGATCATTTCCAAATCATTCAAGCGGGTGGCTGTCATTTTTGATGATGAATTGCAAGCCCAGAATCAGGCAAAGAAATTAGTAGCAGATCTTCGCTTCCGGGGAATTGATTCTTTCCTGATCCAGATTGAAGGGGATCCGGGGGGGATGGATCAAGGGGAAGCCAATTATCTGATTAGCAATATATTAAATAATAAATTTTGAAATCAGAAATATTTTTATTATTTTTGGAGCCCATTTTAGGAAAGAAAGGTGGTTCTTTCCAATCAGGAAACTTACTTAAATGACCCGCAGGGAGTAGGCGCCACCTCGCCGAAACCTGTGGGTCTTATTTAATCCGCATTCACATCATGGAACGAACAAAAATCCCAAAAAAACCAAAACTACCAGATGCTGTCAATTTTTCCCCACAAGATTTCACCATGATCCCAAACACCCTGATCCGGGATCCAAATATCAGCGCCAAGGCAAAGGCGATCCTTTGTTTGTTGTTGTCCAATAAAGATGGCTGGCACACTTATATCGGGGGATTGGAAAAGATGATGAAAGAAAAAAGAGATGCCATTTTATCAGGGATCCGGGAACTGGAAGAACATGGGTTTGTTCTTCGGTTAAGGTATCGGGAAAAGAAAACAAAAGTATTCCGGGGGACCCTATGGGCTTATACGAATGAAAAGGGAGTGTTTTCCATTGCGCCTCATGTTGTCAAATTAGATTCGTATGGGTTGGAAATCGTGGGTGTTGAGCCACAACCGGATTATCCAGCGCCGGAAAAGCCAGCGCCGGAAAAGCCAGCGCCGGAAAAACCGTGTGTAAAAATATTAAAGAAAAAATACCAAGGGAAAAATACCAATGATGATGATGATTCAGCAGCATCATTTTTCCCCACCATCCCAGAATCCCCCAATCAAAAAATCACCCCGTCCCAATTTACCCAGTTCTGGGAATCCTATCCATTGAAAGCAGACAAGGGGAAAGCCCTGACCAAATGGAATCAGATCTGCGGCCGGAAAGAAAATGTTCCGAGCCTGAAAAAAATCCTTTCCGCCATATCATCCCAAAAAGAAACCGACCGATGGAAGAAAAGGGGAATGATCCCCCATCCGACTACTTGGTTGAATCAATCCCGTTGGTTGGATGATCCCGCCCAGATGAATGATCGATTCCGGGGGAATGGATCCCCTGATTCCAAAAACCGCACCCGACATTGGGATCCGGAAAAAAGAACTTACGGCGAACCTGATAAAATTATCCAATCATGACAAAACAAGAAAAATGGGAAGAGCATATCCTGCCAAGGGTGCGGGAAGCATTTTCCCCCCGGCTCCGGGATGATCTGATCCAGATCCCGACGAAATCATCCGTGATTGAATTGGAAGATGATCCCCAAATGAGTTATTACATTTATGGTCCGGTGGGATCCGGGAAAACCTTATTAGCCGCCCAGATTGTGGTTGAATTGAAAAGGCGGGCATTCCTATCTGGGAAGGATCTGCCGGAAGCCACCTTGATAACCATTCCGGAGTTGTTATTTGAAATTCAATCCTTTTTCGGAAAAAATTCCGCTGATCTGGTTGCTTTCATGAATGGGATTGCCGAGGTTGATCTGTTGGTATTGGATGATCTGGGAAGCGAAAAAAGCACAGACTGGGCATTCCAGATCCTGTACATGATTATCAATCGCCGATATGAACAAAAGAAACCCATCATTCTGACCTCTAATCTTTCTCTGGATCAATTATCCGAAACATTGGGAGATGATCGGATTCCTTCCCGATTGAAGCAGATGTGTAGGATTTTATTTTTGAATAACAAAGACTTTCGCAATAAAAGATGAAACCGGATCAGAAAATTGAACGAAAAATTGTGATCGGATTGATCACCTCAACTGAATTCATTCATCGGATTCAACCTTTCTGGGATGGATCGCTGTTGCAATCTTCCATGGCAAAGCGATTATCGGCATGGTGTTTGGATCACTTTGAAAAGTTCCAGAAAGCCCCCGGACCCAATATTGAGGACATTTTCTTTGAAAAAATGAAAAGGGGATTGCCAAAGGAATTGGCAGAAGAAATCTCCGAAGATATTTTACCAGATCTGAGCGATGAATATGTGGAAGATTCGTTAAATATCGATTATCTAATAAAGCAAACTCAGGATTACCTACAAGAGCAGCATCTTTTGCGCTTCGGGGATCAGATCCGCCATTTACTGGAAGGCGGGGAAATCAATCAGGCAGAAGAATTGGCAAACAATTATGCCCCCCTGATCAAAGGATCCGGATCTTTCTTTCTGGATCTGGGATCGGATCAGGCGTTGGAGGTGGTGGAAAAAGCCTTTGAAGAATCCTACCAGCCGGTGATCCGATATCCGAAACAGTTGGGGGATTTCTGGAATCATCAACTGGTGAAGGGGGGATTCATCGCCCTGATGGCTTCCGAAAAAAGGGGGAAATCCTACTGGCTATTAGATATGGCTATCCGGGCGACCCGGCAGGGGAAGAAAGTAGCCTTTTTTCAGGCCGGGGATATGACCGAGCGTCAGCAGATCCGGCGGATCGGGATCCATCTCTTGAAAAGATCTGATCGGGAAAAATATTGCGGGAAAATGTTTGAGCCGATCCGGGATTGCATCCACAACCAAAGGGACACCTGTGATCGGGAAGAAAGGGAATGCGATTTCGGTATTTTGGCGGATTGGGGCGACAAAAAGATCCGGGACGAAATTACATTGGAAGAATTGATTAAACGGTGGAAGGAGCATCCGGATTATCGACCCTGTTTCAATTGCAAGGAATATCAATCCCGACCATGGGGAGCCGTCTGGGTGAATCAGATTGATGTTGGATCCCCGATCAATGGGAAAGAAGCCCGGCAGGCGTTTGATCGATTCTTCGCCCAGACCAAGCGACGGCTTTTATTATCCACACATTCAAATGGATCCCTTTCCGTGGGGAAGATGCGGGGATTCCTGAACCTCTGGGAAAAACAAGAAGATTTCATTCCGGATCTGATCATTGTGGATTATGCGGATCTTTTAACAACGGATTCCGGGGGGAAGGATTTCCGACACCAACAGAATGAAATTTGGAAAGGGCTGCGGGCTTTATCGCAGGAAAAGAATCAACCATTGGTGGTCACGGTAACCCAAGCCGATGCGGATAGCTATGATCGGAAGCGATTATCATTGAAAAATTTCAGCGAAGACAAAAGGAAATATGCCCATGTGACGGCTATGTTTGGATTGAATCAGGATAAAACAGGGCGGGAAAAAAAATTGGGGATCATGCGAATAAATGAATTGGTGATCCGGGAGGACTTTTTCGACGGGGTTCGGGATATCACCGTGTTGCAGAATCTGAGCAGGGGATTGCCCTTATTATCCAGCTACTGGGGATGATCCCCCTGAATGAATTGACATCTGCGGGTATAATATAACAAAGGATAGAAATCATGATCACCGCAGCTTGTATATTGATGATCGCTCTTTTTTTGGGGGTTTGTTTGTTTGCGGTATGGATGGAACACCGCGACAGAAACAATAGGAAATGGGATTCCGGCTGACTGCAAAGCGCTGGGGGCTTTTTAAGGAGTTTTGGCCTACACTGATCCCATTTCCATCCCCCCAGAAACAAAATGACGCCAATAGCGCTCGTTTAACCGACGATCGGCACCGGGGTGATATATGGATATCATTTTAAGATGATCGCCAGCCAGAAGCCCGGAAACGAAGCCATAGGCACATTCTGGGGGTTTTTATAGATCCCCCAATCATGCAAATCAATCAAAAAATGAAATTATTGGAATTTATTTTGATCATTGTGGGGATTATTTCCCTGATTGGAGCGATGCTTGGCCACACCCATCAATTGGCAATCACCTTGCTTTGCATTGGATTATTTGTATTAACGAAATCAAAACCATTGAATGATGAATAACAGGAATGAAATCATGGTGGTGAAGGAATTTACCTTTGATGCCGCCCATTGCCTACCGGGATATCCGGGGGATTGTGCCAATCTTCATGGCCACACTTATCGACTGCAGATTGGAATCATCGGGGGAATCAACCCAGATACCGGGATGGTCATGGATTTCAAAAAATTGAAAACCATCACAAAACCCATTCTGGACCAAATGGATCATGCTTATCTGAATAATCTGAATGACCCATCATTCCCATCCCACCTGCCGACCGCCGAAAACATGACAGTCTGGATTGCTGATCAGATCCGGACCAAGCTTTATGAAAATTATCGGGGAGCGGTTGAATTGGGATTGGTTCGCCTATGGGAAACACCCACCAGCTATGCCGAATGGAAAAAGAACTGGTAAACTCCCCATCCGGCATTGTCGGTATTGTGGGAAAAAATTCCAATTGGATCGGGAAATCATCCTGTTGATTGAAGATGAATTCATCGAATCCAATGCGGAAATATGTGATGATTGTATGGAAATCCGAATAAATGAAATGAAAGAAAGGAATCAGAATGAAACTTTATGAAATCTTTGAATCCATTTCCGGGGAATCCGGAATCATTCCGCAGGGCGCCTGGTGCACTTTTATCAGGTTTAAGGGGTGTAATCTTCGCTGCCATTATTGCGATACTGCCCACACCCAGATTGGAGGCGGGGAAGATACATCCATGATGGAAATTGCTGATCAGATCAAAACCAAATATGTGACCATCACCGGGGGGGAACCCCTACTGCAGAAAGATCTGGGAAGATTGATCAATGAATTGAAGAAAGCAGGACATATCATTCAGGTGGAAACAAATGGATCCTTTCCACCCCTTCGCGGGGCTCCCTGTGGTTGGGTGATGGATCTCAAAGGACCCTCTTCCGGAATGTCCGAACAAATACCCCCTTTGCCGGAATTCATTGAAAGGATTCAGGGATTGGATGCGGTTGTGAAATTCATTATCCAGAAAGGGAATGATCATGATCTGTTCTTTGCCTGTAATAAAAGCATGATGTTGGCGGATTATGGGTATCAGGGGAATTTTATATTCAGTCCGATGGATGCGGATCCGGCAACCATTGAATGGATGATGCCCATATTGGATTCGTTTCTTCCCCTGAGTATCAAAAGCAGATTGATTATTTCACTCCAGATTCATAAATTGTGCAAAATGCCTTAATGAAAACAAAACGTTTGGTATAATATAACAAAGATCCTATTTTACCAAACATCAAAAACCCAAATTATGAAAACCTTAGTAGGAATTGCAAAAGATCTAAACGAAGTGATGGGATTGGATCCCAAAATCCCTGTGGTCGGGATTACCAAAGAAAAATTGACCGCCCAGATCAAAAAAGCATCGGCAATGATTGATCCGATCAATGATGAATTTACCCCGGAAACCGTCGCTGGATTGAAGAATCTGGGTTTCTGGAAAGAAGATGATTCAGATCAGGAGGACACCCCGGAAGCATTGGATTTGGAATCCCTGATCCATCAGACCAAAGATTTGAAGGAATTGAAGGCCTTGGTGAAGGATCGGGAAGAATTCAAACCGCTCCGGAAAAGAATTGCCGGGATGTTTGATCTGAATGATCTGCGGGAAGAAATGCTTTCCCTTTTGGATCCGGATTACACTCCCCCTGCTCCGGAAAAGAAGCCCAAGGCTGAAAAGGCTCCGGAAAAGAAAGGACCCAATCAAACAACTCTGATCCGCTCCCTGATCAAATCAAAAGCCAAAAGGGAAACCATTGTCAAAGAATTGGCGGAAACCTTTGAAAAGACTGAAGGATGGGCCAATTCCCGCCTGAAAGTCTACGAAAATGCCTATGGGGAAATGGGCGTAAATGATAAAAATTTGTAATCATGTTGATCCAATTTTTATCAGATTTTTTCAAACAACCAGAATCAGTTATCCAGCGGGTGCTCCATGATCGGGAGCACCTGTTGGGCATTGAATCATTTTTGTGAAAAACAGCCACTGATGAATGTCATTGCGATTGATTTTGATGGGACCGCTTCGGAACACCCCGAAAAGGTCAATCAATTATACGAAAACAGGAATAATTTCATTGTAATCTACACAGCCAGAAGCCCCGAAATCAGGGAAAAAACTGAAAAAGAATTGCAAATGCTGGGAATCCGATATCATGCATTGGTTATGGGGAAATTGCGGGCAGATTTCTATGTAGATGACAGAAACCAAGGGGGATTAAAATGGCCAGAATATTAGCATTCAGCGCAGGGATGGATTCCCTGATCATGAAAAAATTATGCGGGTATCCGGATTCGGAATGTCTTTTTGTGGACATGGGGACTGAAGAAAACAAACAGGAGCGGGCTCTGATTGAGCGGTTCTATCCATCCGTTCAGATCCACCAAATGCCAATTGCTCGCTTTGAATTACCAAACAAAATCATCCCTTTCCGGAATCATCTGTTGGCATTTATTGCTGCCCAATTCGGAACTGATATTGGATTTGCATTCACCGCCGGGGATACCACCAGGGACAAGGATTATGTCTTTAAAGCGCAGATTGAAGGAGCGTTAAATTATTTTTGTGGAATCCCTGAAAAAAGCCCCTTCCCCGGAAGCACTTATTCCATTTTCATGCCATTCAAAGATATGACCAAAGCGGATATGGTGCGGTTTTTTCTGGAGCGAGGGCATAGTCCATTGATTTTGAAAGATCAATCCATTTCCTGTTATGAAGGGAAAGGGGATTCTTGTGGGGTTTGTCGATCCTGCCTTCGTAAATTCGTTGCACTCACCCTGAATGGGATTGAATGCAGGGATTGGTTTGCTCAAAATCCTGCTACCCAATTGGGTGCTTTTTATCAGGAATGTGAAAGAAAAAACAGACAATTGGAATCCAAAGATGTTTTGCGATGCATAGACCTATTACAGGAATAATGGCAACCGGGGGAATTGATTCCACCGTATTGCTATATGATTTGGTGAAAAAGGGGGGCAAGCCCCAAATTTTAACTATTGATTATGGACATTCAACATTCTGGATTCAATGGGAATTGTTGAAATTCCATGCGAACCATTTGAAATTAAACCCCCCGATTTCCATCCCCATTGTTTACCACCCATGGCAAACCCGGGAAGGATTATTCACCCGGGGATATTCCCCAAATGAAAAGGATCCGCTGGGAGATTGGGATTCCTTGCGGTATGCTGATTTTTTTGTTGAAGGTCGGAATTCAATCATGGTTTTATATGCAATGGCATATTGCTCTGCGCATGGGATTGATGAATTATTGGCCGGCTATCTATATGGGCGGGAAGAATGGGAAAACCGCAGATCTTATAAATTGATGACCGGGGATAATTCCCCGCAATTCGTGGATGCAATAAACATCCTGTCCCAATTGGGATTCTCACACCAAGTTCGTTTCAGAGCTCCATTTTATGAACAAAGGATGGATAAAGCGGACATCATTCAAAGAGGAAAAGAATTGGGGGTGGATTTTGGAAAAACATATTCATGTTATTTTGATCCGGAATGTGGAAAATGTGATAATTGTTTGTTAAGAAAAAAATACCTAAATAATGAAATCAACTGAAATCATTACCGCAATGCTAAATGCAATCGGGGAAGATCCTGATCGGGAAGGCTTAATCGACACTCCGAATCGGATCATCCGATCATGGGCGGAAATTTATTCTGGATATGAAAAAGATCCTTTCGAGATCTTTCGCACCTTCACATCTGATGGGTATGATCAGATTGTTTTGTTGCGGGATATTGAATTGTATTCCATGTGTGAACACCATATGTTGCCTTTCTTTGGGAAAGCCCATGTGGCGTATATTCCGGATGGAAAGGTGTTGGGGATTTCCAAGTTGGCCAGATTGGTTGATATCTATGCCCGCCGGCTCCAGATTCAGGAAAGGATCGGGGATCAGGTAACCGGGGATCTGATGAAATATCTCCAACCAAAGGGAGCGGCCTGTATTATTGAAGCCACCCATATGTGCATGCGAATGCGGGGCGTTGGGAAGCAAAATTCCATCATGGTGACTTCCAGCATGCAGGGAGCATTCCGGGATCAGGAATCCACCCGTCAGGAATTGTTGCAATTGATTAAACACTAAAAACATGATGAAAGAATCAGAAAACAAAGTGCAATTGTTTCTGGATTCTGGTGCTTTTTCAGCCCTGACCCAGAAAACTGAAATCGATATTCAGGAGTATATCCAATTCATCAAAGATCATCGGGATGTTATCCATGTGTATGCGAATCTGGATGTGATTTGCCAAGCGGATAAAAGGGGGAAAAGATCCACCCAGGCGCTGGAAGAAAGCGCGCGCTTATCTTTCCAGAATCAAATGATCATGGAGAAAGCGGGATTGAATCCGATTCCTTGTTTTCATTTGGGGGAAAACCCCAAATGGCTCCGCCGATATCTGGACCGTGGTTATGAGTATATAGCATTGGGGGGAGCGGTGGGAAGCACCAGTTCAATCCTGATCAAATGGTTTGATAAATTATTTTCTGAATATTTGACCGATGATCAGGGGATGCCCCGGGTGAAGATTCACGCCTTTGGAATCACAAGCCTTGCTTTAATGATGCGCTATCCATGGTATTCAGTGGATTCTACATCATGGGTGGTTACATCCCGGATGGGAGCCATATATGTTCCCAGATATAAAGCAGGATCATGGATTTATGATGAAAATTCATGGAAGATCACGGTATCCAGCAAAAGCCCCACACGGAAAGAAAAAGGGGAACACATCGACACCCTCACTCCGGATGATCGGGGAATCATTCTGAATTATATCCATGACAAGGGGTATGAATTGGGGGCATCAGAATTCCGCTATGTGGATCAATCCCATAAGCCGGAAAAGGGGGTGGAATCATGGGCGGAAAAGAAACCGGAATCCAAATCAAAGAAACGTCTTTTGGAAATTATCACAAAACCCGGGATCTCCAATAAATACCAATTACGGGATGAATTGAATATCATCTATTTTTCTGATCTGGAAAAAAGTATGCCGGCATGGCCATGGCCTTTTCAAAAAGAAGGGCGTCAGCAATCTTTGAACTTCTAAACAAAAACATATCATGGAAGAACAAAAGAAACTAACCAAATTTCAACAGGACTTTCTTGCCGGATATGAGTGGCGGAAAGAAGCGATCGAGCAGATCAACAAATTATTTGAACCAGACAGATATATGTATTATGTCCGATTCCTTCATGAAGGACAATCTGTTCGGATGGGGGATCATATTGCCCGGAATAATACCATCGGGAATCGGATACTTGACCGGATGGATGACAAAGGGATCGGCTTGGAATTGCTATTGATCGATCAATCCACTTACAATACCAAGCAATTGATACTCCGGAAATTCACCGACGGAGATGTTTTTCTGAAAAAGCCATCGGATGTTTCCCCGGAGGATTATCTGAAAAGGATCCGGGATTCCCATTCCTTTTTGTATCTGGATGATGACTTTATTAAATTCGGATCCGGTTCCTATGTTGTGTTGCCCATGAAGGAATTACTGGCAGATCATCGATGCCAATTTCTGCTTTCCGATTCACCCGGGAATAAAACCCGGATGTCTTTGTATTCCAGTGGGAGAATGATGGTTCCTTCCACATTTTTGAAAAATCCAACCAACGGGGGGAATACCTTATTTGGATTCACCCCACCCCTTGCCCATGCTTTATCAAATCTTTTCAAAGGATGAATATTTATTTGGCCACATGGATTCTGGAAAAATCACAAGGGGAAACCCTTACCCGGGTGGGACACAGGAATCGCCTGTTGAGTTATTTCCACACCAAACAAAAACCGGAATCTGAATTCCGTAAATACATAAAGACAGGAAAATGATCATATACCTTGCCGCTACTGCTCCGGGAAATGAAACCAAGCAAAAAAGGGGGATGCTGGGAATCCGCCATCGCTTATTGAGTTATTTCCTGATTGTCAATCGGACGTTGGATTGTGATAAAGTTTTTAAAGCGATCAAAGATGAAAGTAATCTTCGCGGCAGCCGAACCACATAATTTAAGGCATGGGGTGATCCGGAATGTTCTGCTTAGCTTTTATGACATCCACATTTCTTCCATCCCATTCCGAACAGAAACATTCAAAATCATAAAACATGAAAATTCAAAAAGAACAATTGCGGAAAGCATTGGAAATAGTGAAGCCGGGGTTGGCGAATAAAGAAATCGCCGAGCAGACCAGTTCCTTTGCTTTTATTGATGGATTTGTGGTGACTTATAATGATTCCATCAGCATCCGCCACCCCATCGGGGACATCGGATTGAATGGGGCAATCCGAGCGGAAAAACTCTACAAACTCCTGACCAAAATCAAAAGGGATGAAATTGAAATCCAGATTGATGAAAAAGAATTGACCATCATGACCGGGAAAGCCGTGGCAAAGTTGGCAATTGAAGCTGAAATCACAATGCCCATTCTGGACATGAAAAAGATCATGAAAAAGTTTCAGGATCTTCCCGATAATTTTTCCCGGAATCTGCGCTTTGCCATGCAATCCTGCTCCCGTGATATGAGCAAGCCTGTTCTGACTGCCGTGCATATCCGGGAAAATGGGGCATTTGAGGGTTCGGATGGATTCCGCTTAAGCCGGATCCGGGGGGATGGGATGCCTTGTCCAGATTTCCTGCTCCCAGCCGACACGGCCGCCCAAGTGGCAAAATTGAATCCGATCCGGATCCATCTGCAAGAAGCATGGGTTCATTTCCAGAATGAGGAAGGATCCATTATCAGCAGTAGGATATTGGAAGATGATGTGTATCCTTTGGTGGATCATATTTTTGATTTCAAAGGGGAAAAACTTCAATTGCCTAAAGCAATCGCTGACATTCTGGATCGGGCCACAATCTTTTCCAGCGATTCAGATCATTTTCTGGATCAGAAAGTGGATGTTCAGATTGAAGATAATTCTGTTGTTGTTTCCGGGGAATGTTCCACCGGGAGTTATGCGGAAACCGCCAAAATGCGCTACGAAGGGAATCCCATCAAATTTGCCATGACTCCCCATCTTTTCAAAGACATCATGACTGAAACCCATGAATGCATTGTGGGGGAGGGTCGGATTAAATTTACCGGTGAAAATTGGGAATATTTGGGAATGTTAAAAAATGATTAAATGAAAGGATTTTTCACAAAAGACCAAGTTGCTTCAAAATCCCGGCCGGATGGAAAGACATATTCCTGCTTTGCCTGTGGATTATCAAAGGATGCCCAGAACCCAAAGATCAAACCCTTTGGTAATTTCAAAAAGCGAATCCTAAACATTGGGGACGCCCCTGATGAATTGGAAGATGAAAAAGGAATCCCATGGCAGGGGAAGACAGGTCGGATCCTACAAAGGGCTTATCATAAATTTGGGATTGATCTGGTGGACGATTGTTTGAATATCAATGCGGTTTGCTGCGCATCTACTTATAAAGATTCCGGGAATCCCAAACCCCCCGGAATGCACTCCATTGCCTGCTGCAGAAAAAACATTCTGAAAACCATCCGGGAATATCAACCGGATCTGATCATGCTTTTTGGATTATCGGCAGTACAATCTGTGCTTGGCCACACATGGGGGAAGGATATGGATTCCCTTGCCAAATGGCGGGGGTGGGTGATCCCTGATCAGCAGTTTAAATGCTTGATCGCCCCCACCTTTCATCCATATTATGTTGAAAATAGTGATATTCAGGTGGAGACAATCTGGAAGCAGGACATCGGGCGGGCATTGAATTCTTTGGAAAGGAAAGAATGGCATCGGGCACCCAAGCCTGTGATTGAAGTCATTGAAGATCTTTCCGTGTTGGGGGAAATTAAATCCGATCTGATTGCATTTGATTTTGAAACCACGGGATTGAAACCCCATGCCCCGGGTCATCAGATTGTTTGCGCATCGGTGGCCACATCCATCAATCATGCTTATGTTTTCATGATCCCCCCGAAAAGAAAGGATCTGCGCCCCTTTTTGGATTTATTGGGGAATCCGCTGATTGGAAAGATGGCCCATAATATGAAATTTGAGGAAACTTGGAGCCAAGTCAGATTCCGGCAACCTGTTGCTAATTGGGAATGGGATTCCATGATCGCTGCACATATTCTGGATAACAGACCTGGGATCACCAGTCTGAAATTTCAAACATATGTCAATTTTGGAATCCCAGATTATTCCACCGGCGTAGAGGCGCATTTGCGGGCTTCTGGGGATTCCGGGAATTCTATTAACCAAGTGTTGGATCTGGTTAGATCGCCATCAGGACGAGCGCAATTGCTTGAGTATTGCGCATTGGATTCAATATACGAATATCGATTGGCGATGAAGCAGATTGATTTGATTGATTATGATTTTTTACCCTTTTAATCATGGAAAAACAAATTCAATGGATGGGATTCAATTGGATCCCGCAGGAAAGATGGGGAACCGCCTACAAAGACAACACCAACACATGGATGGATCCAAAATGTGTAGAAGTGGAATCGGATCAGAAATCCCCCCTACATTTGCGCACAAAATACAACCCCCAATTCATTCATGAATGGGATCAATTGCGCCCGATTGCCATCGGATTGGTTTCCTGTGTGCATCATTTTTCCTATGGTCGGTTTATTATTGAAGCGAAATTGCCGGATGTTCCTTTCGCCTGGCCGGCCTTTTGGTTATATTCATGGAAAGGATGGCCACCGGAAATTGATTTCTTTGAAGGATATGCCAACAGCCGGGGATCTTATTTTCAACCAACATTTCCAAATCTTTGCCAATTTTGGAAAATGGAAACCAATCTACACCTGCCATTGGCCGGGGAACCCTATGCGTTGGGGGCGAAAAGATTGGGGGGGATTGGGTGCCGGGATCCACGGGATCATTTCATAACTTACGAAGGGCGATGGCATCCAGATGATATTTCCATCTGGGTTGATGGAAAATTGGCCCATCGATGGGATATTCCCAGACAGACCCTGAATCAATTCAAACCCCCGATGAATCTACTGATCAACACTGGGGTTCAATCCGGGAAACATATCCCGCCGGATCAGGCGGATAGTGATTTTGTGATCAAATCTTTTAAATATATTCCGTTATGATAATTTCCCCGCAAACAAAAGAAGCCTACCGATTATTCCATGATGGGACGCTTGCCTTGGCGCGGGCTGAGCAACAAGGGATCCGGGTAAATATGGAATATTGTGAAAAGAAAAGTGATCAATTATCCCACAAGATCCAACGGCTGGAAGAACAATTCTACCGGACAGAATTCTTCAAAGAATGGAATAAAACAACAAGATCCCGAATAAATATTCATTCCAATGTCCAACTGGGTAATTTTCTTTATAAGGTGAAGAAATTCACCCCCGCAAACACCACGGCCACCGGGAAAGGGGGGACAGACGAAGAATCCCTGTCCCAATTGGGAATATCGGAATTAAATTTATTATTGGAAATCCGGAAATTGAAAAAAAGCCGTGACACTTATCTGGGATCATTCATCAGGGAAGCGGTCGAGGGATATCTCCATCCATCTTTCAACCTACATTTGGTTAAGACATTTAGGAGTTCATCGGATCGGCCCAATTTCCAAAACATTCCGAAAAGGGATGAAGATACCATGCGATTGATCCGAAAAGCATTATACCCCAGACCCGGGCATCAATTGATGGAAGTGGATTATTCTGGATTGGAAGTCCGCATAGCCGCTGCATATCACAAAGATCCAACCATGCTTAAATATATTCTGGATCCTTCCACGGATATGCATCGGGATATGGCCGAACAAATTTTTCTGATGGATGATTTTGATAAATCGGATCCAACCCACAAAACCCTCCGATCCGCTGCCAAAAATGGATTTGTCTTTCCCCAATTCTACGGGGATTACTTTAAAAATTGCGCGATCAATCTGGCTTGTCGATGGGGTAAACTCCCGGAGGGCCGATGGAAAGCAGGACAGGGGATCGATTTCAATGGTGGAAAATTGGCGGATCACTTCATCGGGAAAGGGATCCGATCAATTGATAAATTTACAGATCATTTGCGGGAAATTGAATCGGATTTCTGGAATAATCGATTCCCGGTTTATCAGGAATGGAAAGAAAAGTGGTGGAAGGAATATCAGAAAAAAGGATATGTCGACATGTATACCGGATTCCGCTGCAGCGGGGAAATGGGAAGGAATGATGCGATCAATTATCCAGTACAGGGGGCGGCCTTTCATTGCCTGCTCTGGTCTTTCATTCGGTTGGATGCGATCATGCAGCGAAAAGGATGGAAAACCCGATTGATCGGACAGATCCATGATGCAATTGTTTTGGATGTTCATCCGGACGAGCTGCATGAAGTGGGTTTGAATATCCGCTTGGTTACCACCGGGGATCTTCCCCGCAATTGGCCATGGATCAATGTGCCATTAGAAATTGATGCAGATCTGGGTGGTGTGGATGAAAGCTGGGCGGATCTGAAACCATATCAATTGCCTTATAATGTCCATAATTGAAACGGATATTCTGGGTATAATATTAGGAAAGGATTTTTTTAATTTAAAACCCCCAAAAACATGACTAAACAAAAAGAAAAACCAACCCCGGCGGAAGCATGGGAAATAGTGAAATCCGTCATGATCAATCAGATCAACGAAAAGGGGCCGGATACTGATGATATCCTTGAAATTTTGGGTGTCCCGGATGCCGAAACAAAAAGGGATGACGAGTATTGGGAACCCATATTGGATAAAATTGAGAATAAATCGGACGACACCATCACAGGGGACATAGGCAGAATGTTGGAAGAAACCGAAGATTTTGGATCATTCCTTTTTGTTTATTGGCATTTTGCCAAGCATGAAGGGCGCCGCGAGCAACAGATTCAGATGTTTCGTAAAAAAATGGAAGCGCTCCTATCAATAATGGGGAAATAATTATGAATCTATATTTGAAGCATCGACCAAAATCCCTGAATGATATCCGGGGAAACAAGGAATTGGTATCTTCCCTTTCTTCCATGTTGGAAGATCGGGGAAGATGCCCCCATTCCTTTTTGTTAACCGGACCGACCGGATGCGGAAAAACCACCATTGGTAGGATCATCGGGGAAAGCCTGAATAGCCGGGGGAATGATTTCCGGGAAATTGATTCAGCAGATTTCCGGGGGATTGACACCATTCGGGAAATCCGGAAGCAAAGCCTGTATGCCCCATTGGAAAGTGATTGCCGGGTTTGGTTGATCGATGAATGCCACAAGATGACCAATGATGCCCAGAATGCTTTGTTGAAGATATTGGAAGATACCCCATCCCATGTGTATTTCATTTTGGCTACCACTGATCCCCAAAAATTATTACCCACCATCAAAGGGCGTTGTATTTCATTTCAGGTGAATCCCCTGAATGATTCTGAAATGCAAAATCTATTATTGCACGTGGTTCGGGAAGAGGGGGAAAAATTAGCAAAAACCGTTGTGGAACAAATAATTCAGGACAGTCTGGGACATCCCCGAAATGCCTTGCAGATATTGGATCAGGTCTTGCGCGTCCCCCCGGATCAACGATTGGAAACAGCGAAAAGATCTGCGCAGGAGCAATCCGAATCGATTGAATTGTGCCGGGCCCTGTTGGCAAGGAAATCATGGTCGGTTGTAAATAAGATCCTTTCCGGATTGAAGGATCAGGAAGCGGAAAGCATCCGCCGCCATGTTTTGGGGTATGCCCAGTCTGTCCTTTTGAAATCTGATCATGCCCAAGCGGCTATTATCATTGAATCGTTCTGGGAACCATTCTACGATATTGGATTCCCCGGATTGGTTTTTGCCTGTTATTCATCCATTAAATAAACCCAATATGGAACCAAAGGAAAAGCGATTAGAAATACTGGAAAAGGCCCTTCATGATTTCAAACAGGAAAGGAAAAGGGCAAAAAGCATGGGCACCCCCCTGAATTCTTCATATTGGGGGCTTTGTCTTTACCTTCATGAAATGGGACATCTTCCCCCCGTAGACGCCGAGCGGATGGCCGGGAATTCATTGAAGCAATTGGTGGAATATTTCCCAGAATTGGGAATTGCCTACACCATCTTAACCGAAAATGAAGATCCAATATATCCCAAACACGACCCATTTGATGGTGTGGGGTTTTGTGGTTTCCATGCCCCTTTGCAAACAGGACCAGGGGAATCACCTTCATATTGGTTCAAGACATCGGATATTAAATCCCGGATCAGGGTGCTGGAAAAAGCCTGCGAATTGTTAAGGGGTGAAATTGAGGTTGAAAGGGCTTATCAGGAAAAAGAACGCCGGGCAAAATTGAAAGGGGAAAACCAGAAAAAAACAGAACAACAGATCCTGCTAATGACCCGATTGCTGGCGAAGATGATCCGGTGTAGTGATTTGGGGATTCCTTTTCATTTTGAATTAGAAATCCGGCCGGTGTATTTGGATAATGATCCTTTTCAAACTTTATCAGATCTACCAAAAGCCTGCCATCAAATATACACGATCACACTGGACATTCCCAACATCCCAGAAAAAAAATAATCCCAAACCCCCCAACGCCATGAAAAACTTACAAGAACGATTGCAGATATACAAAGAAGTCCGCCAGGATCTTATAAAAGCGGACAAAGAAATGGGGGACGTTATCCCTTCCATTTACTTGGGGTTGTGTAGTTACTTCTGCCACCTGGGATATATTAACGAAGTAAGTTCAAAGGAACTTTGCATCAAGTTTCCTGGGTTGTTGGAGGCCTACAAAGAAATGAATCTCCCAGATCTTATTGCTCCAGATAAATATAGCGGATATTGGTTTCCTATGGGTGATTTGTCCAACCGTGTGCGCCTTTTGGAATTGGCGATGGATATAATAAAAGGAAGATTGAAAAAGGCCGCTGAATTATTCCCATCAAAGGATTCAATTGATGCCTTTGTCTTTGCCTGTCAAAAAATGAAGGAAGCCACTGATTCATTTTCCCCCAAAACAAACACGACAAAACAAATGGAACCATTCACAATCGGCGGTCCCGGCCCCTTACAAAAAGCGTTTGCTGAAATGGCAGGGTTTGAAATTGTGAAAAGTTTTGATTTTGACCACTCTTTCTTGTATGGAACTGAGTATTCAAAAAAATTAAAGCGATTCCACCAGCGTCTTATAAAAAAATCGCTCCACTTTGAACTCCCCCAACAATGGAATGAAGCAATGGCCTATACCCGCCGGTTTTATTCCCAACCGGAGGAATCAGAAAAAGGGTATTTCAAATTCAAAAGGGAACATGATTTGAGTACCAGACCAACCGCCCCGCTTATGATAGCAGATGGTATTACAAGACCCGGGGATGATCGGTTTTCTGTTCTGGTGATACATCCTGAATATGAATTGGAGGTTATCCCCAACTATTACAAAAAAAATACCGGGATACGATTTCATAAAAAACAATCCTAAATACACATAACCCATGAACTACGAAAAAGACATAACCATCGATGAATCCGGACTGGATATTGAATGGTTGAATCAACCCCGGTTGATGATCCAATATGCCACACATCTGGCAGAAATGAGCCTTCGTCTGGATAAAAAGAAATCCCTGCTGGAATTGAAAAAGGCAGAATTGGATAAAGCGATCCGGGGGAATCCTGATAGGTTTGGCGTGGCAAAACCTACTGAAACAGCCATCCTGAATGCGATCATGATGAATGAAGAATATCAGGAAATTGAGCATCAGGTTTTGGACGCCAAATATCAGGTGGATATTGCCAAAGCCGCTGTCCGGGCGATTGATGGAAAAAAGGATGCTCTGGAGAATCTTGTCCGGCTTCATGGACAGCAATATTTTGCCGGCCCAAAATTACCAAGGGATCTGTCTGCTGAATGGGAAAGAAAAATGTCCCAACGGCGGGTAGATAGTGGGGTGGCAGAAAAACTAAGGAGGACCAAAAAATGAGATGGTATACCTTGTTAATCCTGATTCTTGCGACCCCTTTTTTGACATATTTGTTTTCATATCTGTGGCATCATGCCCAGATGTCCGCTTGGATCTCAAAATTCAATGAATATTTACACTCAAAAAAATCACAAAAAAATGAAGAAAAAAGGTAGTTTCAGGGGAAAGGTCGCAAGGGACGCCCAAAGGCAAAAAAAATCATCCAACAGCTACGGGTATCTTTCCCTTCCCCGCGATTTGAATGTTTTCAAAGAAGATCCGGGTGGTCGGATCCGGATCGACATCATGCCCTATCTGGTTACCGATGAAAGGCATCCCGACCGCAACGACGAATTGGGGATCGCGGTTCCGGGGGAATTGTGGTATAAACGTCCGTTCAAAGTTCACCGGAATATCGGGGCAAACAATGATTTGATGATCTGCCCCACGAGCATCGGAAAACGTTGCCCCATCTGCGAATACCGGGCTAAGCGTTTGAAAGAAGGCGCCGAAAAAGAAGAAACCGACGCAATGCGGCCTTCCCTGCGGAATCTGTATGTGGTGATTCCCATCGGACATAAAAAGTTTGATGAAAAGCCACACATCTGGGACATCTCCCAATTCCTTTTCCAAAATCTGCTCAACGAAGAACTGGAAGAAAATCCAGATTTTGAAATCTTCCCGGATCTGGAAGAGGGGATGACTTTGCGGGTTCGGTTTGATTCCAAAACCATCGGAAAAAGCCAACCCTTCGCTGATGCCAATCGGATTGATTTTGAAGAAAGGGAAGAAATCTACGATGAAAAGATCATGAAATCGATTCCAAATCTGGATGAAATCCTGATCGTCCCATCCTACAAGGAACTGGAATTAAAGTTCTTTGAAATGGAAGATCATGATCCGGAGGATTCTGTGGCTGAGCCGGATCCTGATGAGGATCTGAATGATCCTGATCCCCCGGTTCGTCGGAAAAAGGCTGACCCGGATCCTGATGATGATGACCCGGAACCCCCGACCCGTCGCCGGAAAAAGACTGACCCGGAGCCGGATCCCGATGATGATCCGGAACACCTGGCGCACTGGAAAAAGACTGACCCGGAGCCGGATCCCGATGATGATCCGGAACCCCCGACCCGTCGCCGGAAAAAGACTGACCCGGAGCTGGATCCCGATGATGATCCCCCAGTTCGCCGGAAAAAGACTGACCCGGAGCCGGATCCCGATGATGATCCAGAACCCCCTGCCCGAACCAAAAAAGGAAAGGCAAAGGATGATGACGCCCAGAAATGTCCGCATGGTTTCAAATTTGGAAGGGATTGCGAAAAATATGACGAATGTGAAGATTGTGACATCTGGAATGATTGCTATGATGCCCAACAACAAATGAAATGATAAAAGAAGAAAAACGGCTTGTCGGGGCTTATTTGTCCCGACGGGCCGCTTCCTATCTGGAGTTGTATGCCAACGCCCATCAGATCAGCAAGTCCCAGATTATCCGGACTGCCGTGGATCTTTGGACTCAGGAAAAAATCCAAAGCAATTGCACAAATGATCTTATTAAATTGATTACAGCCCGGAAACAGTTGAATTGGAATCGATTGAAACAAGGGATCAGTGAAGCAGAAAAATGTTCTGTTTATAATTCCTTTGTGAAATCAGTTTTGAATGATTTGAGTAATCGGGGAATTGATTATTCTATTGTCAAACAAATCGTTGGAGGGCTCCAGATATGAAGCGAACAGCAAAAGCATTGGGGACACAAATGAAAGAATCTGCCAACAAACCAATCAAAGAAAAAAGGGAATATGATGGGGACACCTCCATCATGATATCCACTGGATCTACCTTGTTGGACCTGGCCATAAGCGGCGGTAGGGTACGTGGCGGTGGAATCCCCGGTGGTATATTGGTGGAAATATTTGGGCCGTCTGGTGCTGGGAAAACCGTGCTGTTATGCGAAATTGCCGGGGCCGTGCAAAGACATGGCGGGCAGATAATGTTCCATGATCCTGAAGCGCGGTTAAACAAACAATTCGCCCGCATGTTTGACCTGGACACGGACTTAATGGATTACGATACCCCAAATACTATCCCTGAGGTTTTTTCTCGCGTCCGCAAATGGGAGCCGGACAGCAACAAAAAGATTAACGGGGTGTTTGCCGATTCATTGGCAGCCCTTTCCACCGACATGGAAATGGAAAAGGATGAAGGTGATAAGATGGGCATGCGGCGGGCAAAGGAATTCAGCGAAGAATTGCGGAAAACCTGTCGCATATTAACCGAACAAAACCTATTGATGGTATGCAGTAATCAGGTGCGGATGAACTTGGATGCCGGGCCGTATGGCCAAAAATACATTAGCCCCGGCGGGGAAAGCATTGGTTTTTATTCTTCCCTGCGGTTGCGTGCCGGTCGTGCCCAAAAGATCAAGGAAAAAGTAAAAGTGGCGGGTAAAGAGGTTACGCGTATTGTTGGTGTGGAAACCGAGATTGAGGTATTTAAATCCAGTATTTGGAAACCGCACCGCACCGCCCTTATTACCATTATTTTTGATTACGGTATTGATGATGTGAAAGCCAATTTGCAATTTTTGAAAGACTTCACCAACGCCACGGTGTACACCATCGGCGATCGACAATTGGATCGGTCAATGAAACAGGCGATTGAAATAATTGAGGAAGAGGGGTTGGAAAAAGAATTGCGTGAAGAGGTGATTGATCTTTGGATGGAAATTGAAGAAAAGTTTAAAACTGAACGTAAACCAAAACAACGATGAAGACAGCTACAGAAATTAACCAACACCTACGGCAATGTAGAAAAGGTAGGATGAAACTATTAACCCAACATAATGATTTAAATCAAATTGATATGCAGAGCGGGGGAGGTTACGGGCTTCAAAAAAAGATTGCTAATTATGAAGGGCAGATTGATGCATTGAACTGGGTATTATCCGGTCGTGGGGCAAATAAATTTCCAGATTTACCGGATGACTGTAATGCAACAGAATCAGATATTTATTAACCATATAAACAACGATAAGTTATGGAAACTCTTTTGATAATTGCAGCCGCTCTGTTATATCTTTTCATAGGAAGGGTGGTTGCTCAGATATATGTACAATGGCATTTTGATCCTTATGGTCACCGGACTGATATGGTTTTGTGGACGTTTACATGGCCATTGGTTTTAGTGTGGTGGGCATTTGATGTCTTTGTTAATTGGATTGATAATAAATTCTTTTAAACCAAAATTGTGATGGGGAAAACACCATTAAATACACTCAAAAAAGAAGCAGTTAAAGTTGTATTATCTATAAAGGTAGTTAACTCTGATGATCTTGTTGAAAACATCATACAGTTCCATAATCTTTATGCGGCATTGGGGCAGATTATTGATGATGCGTATGCAGAAGGATATCGAAACGGGGTTGAAATTTCATTAAAAGACAATTAACAACGATGAAAATACGTATTGAAATACTGTCGTTCGGCTGGACGAAGCATTACAGGGGAAATCCGTTTGTTTTCCATTTATCATAAAGGTAACAAAAGAAGCCTATTCCATTTTATTGCACTGCCGCCGGCATGGTATCCATTAGTTTTACGCAAAAAGGGTACGCATGATGTTCCTATGAATATTTCCCTTAGCATTTTTTGGATTATAATAAAACCGTAATGAAAAGAACCAAGCAGCCGACTCCCCCTAAAAAGCGTATCAGTGTTTCATCAGCCAAAGCCAAAGGGCGCAGTCTGCAACAATGGGTATGCCAAAAGGTATCCGAATTGACCGGATTTGAATGGGGATCCAGTGGATCGGATTCCCCGATTGAATCCCGGCCGATGGGGCAGTCTGGGTGTGACATCCGAATGGAATCACAGGTGCGGGAAAAATTCCCCTTTTCTGTGGAATGCAAATTTCAGGAATCATGGTCAGTTCATTCATGGATTGAGCAGGCAAAAGATAATCAACAAAAAGGGACGGCATGGTTATTGGTGTGTAAGAAAAGCCGGAAAGATCCAGTTGTTATCATGGATGCTTGTTCCTTTTTCAAAATCTTACAAAGCATTGGATCCAGAAATATTCAAATATAAAAATGAACCCCAAGTGGTTGGTGATATCCGGGGCAAGCAACCCCCGATCAAAGATCTGGAATACGACCCATTAGCCCTCCGCCATCACCTATGGACGGAGTCCGGATTGGAATACATTCGGCAAAATTGGAAGGATCTTTCTGATCAGGAAATGTCTAAGCGATTATTCAGGACAAAAAGGGGAGTTGCCGCCCAGCGCATTCTACTTGGATTAAAGCGGAAAAGGGTATGGGAATGATTTCATTTTATGCGATTCTGGGAATCATAGGGTTGATTTCCCTGATTGTGATCATTATCATGGTTAAATCATGGGTGAAAGAAATCCGGGATCTGGCCCAATTCCGGGAAACCCTTTTACCGGGGGATGTCATCCGAGTTCAGGGCAGACCGGGGATCCATCTGATGTATAAAGATCTTTGCGATGGAAGGATTGTAATTCAGGAAAATGGGACCGAGCGATTTCCAACAGTCCATTTATGTGATGTTTATCCGGTTCCTGAATCTAATGTTGAATGGGAAATAACGACAAGCCATGATTAAATCATTGAAGATTGATAATTTCCAAAGCCATGCGGATTCTTTTTTGGAGTTTCATCCGGGGGTGAATATCATCATCGGGGGATCTGATTCCGGGAAAACCGCTATTATCAGGGCTCTGCGCTATGTGACCACCAACCGCCCCAGCGGGGAAGAATTCCGGAGCCATTGGGGCGGGGATACCCGGATATGCATTGAAACAGGGGAAGGAAAAAAGATTTCCCGGATCAAAGGAAATGACAATTTATATGATATAGCATACGCCGGCCTTGAAACCAAAGGACAGACATTTCGGGCATTCGGAACAGATGTCCCCGATGAAATTCAAAAGGCCCTAAATCTGAATGAAATCAACCTGCAAATGCAATTGGACCGACCTTTCCTTTTGGATTCATCCTCCGGGGAAGTGGCCCAGCATTTCAATAAAATTGCCCATCTGGATCAGATCAATTCCGGATTGCAAAAGGTGCATTCATGGATTCAGGGGTTGAAGAATGAAGAAAGGGCAAAGGAAATCCAGTTGAAGGAGTTGGAATTGGAATTGGAAAAATTTCAGCATCTGGAAAAATTTGAAATTGAGGTGGAAGTTTTGGAAGAGCAGGAAAAAACGCTGGGATCACTCCAAAACAAGCGAACAAAATTAGATCAATTGATCAGATCCATCCAGCAGATTGATCAGGAATTGGAAGACAAGGATCAGATCCTTCAAAAAGAATCCGATGTAAACGCCTTGATTGATCAGATTCAGAATCGGGATTCCCTTTCCCAGAAAAAACAAGATCTTTCCAAAATCATCATATCCATCCGCTTGACAGATACTGATATTCAGGAATTGCAACATATCATCGATCTGGATGGAATGGTTCGGGAATTGACCAAGACCGTGGAAGCGAAGGAAGTGTTGATTGAAAGGCAATCCCGCTTGACATTGGCGATTGAAGAAATCAACAAGAATTCCCAGCGATTGGTGAAAATGGAAGAAAAATTACGGAATCTGGAATTCCGATTCAAAAAAGAATATCCGGATGTTTGTCCTTTCTGTGGATCTAAATTGAAGAAAGATGAAAAGAAATAAATTGCCGGAATCCAGAAAACCAATGTTCATCGCCACGGCGGATTGGCATTTAAGGGAAGATACCCCCATTTGCCGGACAGATGATTTCTGGGCCGCACAATGGGCGAAGGTGGAATTTGTCCGGGGATTGCAGGAAAAGCATAATTGCCCAGTTCTTCATGCCGGGGATCTTTTCCACCAATGGAAGGCATCCCCATATCTGTTAAGCGAATGCATTCAAAGGCTTCCGGAAAAAATGTATGTGGTTTATGGGAATCATGATCTCCCACAACACAATCTGGATCTTTCCATAAAAAGCGGATTGCGGGTTTTGGTGGAAGCCGGGATTCTGAATCTGCTCGAAGAATGCCACTGGGGAAAGATCCCGGAAAAAGGATCTTTGCTTTTCCCGATCAATGATGCATCGGTTCTGGTCTGGCATGTCTTTACTTACCAAGGGAAATCCCCATGGCCGGGATGCACCGCCATGACCGGGGATCAGATCCTGAAAAAATATACAGATTTTGATATCATCATCACCGGGGATAACCACAAGACCTTTGTAGTTGAGGATGGGTCCCGATTATTGATCAATCCGGGAAGCCTTTCCCGGCAGACAGCTGATCAGGATGATCATAAGCCGGTTGTGTTTCTTGTTTATCCGGATCCACCCTATTATGAAGCGATCCAGATCCCGATTGATGCCGGGGTGGTTAGCCGGGAGCATTTGGATCGGGTTGAAGAAAGGGACGAAAGGATTGATGCCTTTGTTTCCCAATTGAATGATAATTGGGAGATTGCGTTGAATTTTGAAGAGAACCTGAAAAGATTCGCCAACAATAATCAGATCCGCCAATCGGTTATGAATATCGTGTATGCCGCTATCGATCAAAATAAGAGCGTTTAAAGCCCCGTGCCTTTGGGTGGGGGGAATATATGATTTTGCAATTATCGCCGGCGTGGGCGAGCGAGAATCAGCCTACAGCCGCTTTTTATGATCAACTTTAAATCTGAACATCATGGATGAAACAAGATTATTTGAATTGAAACAGGAAATTGACGAAGCAAAAGAAGAAGTCGGGGAATTGAAAGGGAAGAAAAAACTTTTGCTGGAGCAATTGAAAGAACAATGGGGATGTGCTTCCATTGATCAGGCTGCGAAAAAAATGGAAGAGTTTTCCAAGCAGATCCAAAAGTTGGAGACATCCATTGAAACCGGATTGAAAGAATTGGAGGAAAAATATGCAGACGAGTAAGATTGAAGATTTCCGCAGAAAACTGGAACGCCAGAAAGGGGAATTCCAACGGATTCAAAAATCCATCCATCAGGGGAAGGAAAAAAGGACATGGATCCGGAAAGATCTTCGCAAGCATGAACAAGCCCGGGAGATCATCCGGGAGGTTGGATTAAAGACCCAACAGCAATTGCAATATCATATTTCCGATATTACATCACTGGCCTTGGATGCGGTCTTTCCAGATCCGTATGAATTGGTTGCCGAGTTTGTTCAACGAAGAAATAAGACCGAATGCGATCTTTATTTTGAAAGGGATGGTGATCGCATGGATCCGATTTCGGCATCCGGGGGTGGGGCCGTGGATGTGGCCGCTTTTGCCCTTCGCATTGCTTCATGGTCGATGCAAAATCCCCGATCCCGGAACACAATTATTTTGGATGAACCGATGCGATTCCTGAGCGCAAATTTGCAGGATCGGGCTTCCCAAATGATCAAGCAGATATCTACAAAATTAAATATTCAATTTATCATCATAACCCATGAAGAGGCCCTGACCGAGCATGCGGATTCCATCTTCCAAGTAGGTATCAAAAAAGGGAGATCCCAGATCAAAAAAATCAGCGAAAACGAAGATATGGTGAAATAAATTTATTTCCATATTTACAAGGCTGGAAGCCACGCTATATACCAAAATCGACGATCGGAGACGCAGTAATATAAGTATATCAAAAAGGGGTGTAAATTCGTCTATGGCCCTCTTTTGCGCCTTATTTGCGAAACCGCAAAAACGACAAAAATGAACGAAAAACCATTCAGAATCCGCGCAAAAAATGCTATAAAACAGGCAATAAAATTGCGTCTATTTTTGCTAAAACATAACAAAAGCATGAATGGAATTACATATGATCAATGCACAAATGTTTCTGAAAAAATGGATCCAATTCGCAGTGATCGGCAGTTTGCAAAATTGCTTTCCGAACAGGGAGATCTGATCCTGAATTTCATTCCAAGCAGCCAACCAAGGTTGATCTACAATATGCGAAAATTGATTTATGAATCCAATTCAATCCTACAAGAAAAATGAAAGATTTAAGTGTTGGGGATCTGGTCCGATTCGACGGATCGGATGAACTTTTGGAAGTGATCGAGGTCCCAGAAAATCTGTCAGTATTATCCATAATCCGGATGCAATGCCCCAAAGGGACAAGAATTGTCCGGTGTGAATATGGAGCGTTTATGGATGGGAAAATCCGGATTATTCAATCGCCATCTCATCATAAAACTTCAGACGAAAGTTAGTTCTGGCGAATTCCCCATATTTCGGATGAACCAACCAAGCCGGTTGCCCGGGTTCTGAATATCTCCCATCCTTGTGATCATAAGCGGTGGTTCCCTGAACACTTGCGCAACAAGACCAAAGGGGATGATCCAGATTCGTATGAAAATGGGCATGAACCATTTTATGGAATCCCAGTTCATGAATCTTTGATGGATCTTCCAACACCAATCGCATCCGGGTGATTGTTTCTTTCCCCACCTTCCGTTCCGCATTATACCAAGGATACCCCATCCAACCCCGGATCTGATGACCATGGGTGATCAAATATTGCATCTGATTCACTGAAATCACCTTTTCCAACATTGGATAAATATTGAACTCCACATTGGTGTGCTTCTGGATGTAGGCTTCCAATAATTTCCCCACAAGGTAATTCATGGAATTCAACCCGGCTTCCCCGGATTGTGGCTTTTTGGTAAGGCGAGCATGATTGTCCTCCGATACAAAATGCACGATGATCTTTTCAAAATGTGGGGCAAGGATGGCGATTTGCTTGGCATGAACCATCGCCGCCCGAACCACTTGCACCGGGCTGGGAAAGGCATTTGTGATCAGCAATTCCTGATGAATATCCCCGCTAATTAAATCCCCCAGCATCAGGATATGCAATTCATGGATCTTGTATGATGCCCGCAGGGTGTTTGCGTAATCCACCATGGAATAAGCGAACCCCATATTCCGCCTTTCGCAGATCAAAGGATTGAAATCATTGAATCCCTCAATTTCTTCCCCCTTTTGTTCTGCTCCCATGTGGCTGTCGGCAATTTCCCCCACCATGGCCACTTCTGTTTTCTTTTTCCCAGATTCCGGAACGTATAATTTTGGCAGGGGGGTGATCGGGGAAATGGAATCCACAACCCGCCGGAAAAACACTTCCAATCCCCCCCGGGTTTTTCTGTAGTTTTCAAAGACCCGATCCTTTTCTGCCAATTGCCGATGCAACTCCTGAACCTCCTCATTCTGTTGGGCCCGCAGGGCTTCCCCGCTCAATGGCCCGAAATTGGAATTTGTCATAATAAAGTCCCCTCATTTTTCATTTCTTCAATCGATTTCGGATGGCCCCAGATGATTTGCCCCTGTGCCTTTCCGCGATATGGTCTGGTCTCTTCCGATTCCAAAATAGCCCGATAACCCGGTCGACCGTGTAATCCAAATCTGCGCACAAAATCCGCATCCCGCCAGAAAATACCCTCTTCCTGATATGGCAGACTTTTCAAAGCGCGTATAACAATAGCTTTGATATTATACATATTTCGCAATTCTTGTCCGGATAATGATTTAACAATATCTGTCTTAACAGATGGATCCGGGGGATTTTTTTCCGGATGTGTGATCAAAATCCCAGATCCAACAGTGCGACCGCGAATAATGCTGCGCACCTGTTCAACAGAACGAAATACTCCGGGAAAATCATGAAAGATCTTTTTCGCCAATTGAGTAGGCAAAAGATCTGGGAATTCTTCCCGGTAAGATTTAACTAATTTTTGTGCTTCAGTCATGGCTTCAATTTTTGATTATAATAAAAACCAATCCGGCAGCCGCCACCCCGATCCCTACGGGGGTCATCCCCGATGCGATCAATAATCCGGCTCCGGTTCCCGTCATCACCCCAACCAACGCCGTGGAATTCGCCCGGGCAATAATGGCCGATTGGGCTTCATGGAATTCTGCTATGTGGGTGGATTGTGTTTGGATGATTTCCTGTTGAGTTTGAATGATAATCCCCTGACGCGCATTTATCGCCCGAATTACGGCAATTTCTTCCAAGCGATATTCTGATACCTCTTTCCATTTATTTGCTGTCAGACGAGCGCTATTCAATTCGTGGAGGCATTCTTCCATGTCCTTTGGTTCTATGGATGACATGGGGGGAATATTGGCTATCAGATCTTCGGTTTTCTTTTGTTGGATGGAAAGATCCTGTTCCAATTTCAGGATGATCCCATTCTGATCAGAAACCACCTTGTTTAGGGATGCAATTTCTTTTTCAGCCGATTCCCATGCCTGCATGATCCGATCCAGATCCTGCCCCTGTTCTCCGATCAATCCCTGAGTCCTTTCCATCAGGGTCAGGACCATGTCGATCTTTTGCAAAGCCCCGGTGTATTTTTGAACCGGGGCGGAGCGGCTAATCAGAAAAATCATCAGGATCAAAACCAACCCCGCCCCAATTGCTATCGCCCCCTTTTTCATTGCTTGTCGGCTTTTCGGGATTCCCGCCAATCTTTGGCCTTGTTGACCCCCTTTTTTCCAGTGCGCCAGGTGAATTTAACCACCCCCACGATTCCAACGATCAGGATGGTAAGAATTATCAAAACCCACCATCCAAGTCCCATAAGTAGTGTCATAATTTAAAGATTTAAGTGATTTAATAAACCAATGTGAAATGGGTGATCCGAAAATATGCGGTCGGATCGATACGCCGATTCTTCCGCCAAACCCCAGATCCATCCCATTGTGATCCTTCATATCCGGGGGATGTATTACCCCCGATGGTCTGGCCCCGTGGGCCTTTCCATGCGTGTTCTGTTATCTCCACATGACCACTCCATGATTCCCCTCTTTTCCAAACCACCAACGTCCCTGGTGGGACTTCCAACCCCCCGGCAACCCTTCCCGCTGGGATGCTTTCCTTCACAATATAATGCTGCGCTACAGCAGATCTGACCGGGGGAAACACCGCCTGGGCGGAATCCAATCCAGCAGCAGCAAAGGTGGCACACCACGAGCTTCCCAAAGGAATCCCCAGTCGACTGTTCCAATGATCAATGTGAGGACTCCGGTTTGGGCCGATTTCCTGATGATTCACATAAGCCTGTGCGAAAAGAACCAAAGATTCATTCGCTGGCCGGATTCCAATGAACCAGCAACAGGAAATCATCAACCAAATGGGCGCTAAATATTTCATACTGAATTCAATACGGCTGCTATTATCAACGCATAGGCTAAAAGAATCAACCCATAAGTCACGTTGTTTTCCTGAATGGCCTTGGTGGTATCAATATTGGAATGATATACCTTGTCCATGTAGGAAAGAAAAGCAATCCCGGTGAACATCAATAAAATAGCGGCGGGGAATCTGGAAAAGGGCCCAAATGGACTCAATACCCAGATCAACAGATAAAACATCCCCAATCCAATCAGGAACATGATCAGAAACCAAAGGGTGTTTCTCCCGATCCGCATGTTTTTCAATTTTTCAAGAATCGTTTTCATTGTCGGTAAATTCATTTACAGGTGGACATTCCTTGCATGATTTATGGAAAGCGACATGTTTGTGGGAAAAATCGGCATAGCGATTCATCCGGCGGTTCAGGATCCGAATGGATTTTTCAAAGACCTTGTTTGTCTTTTCAGCCAATCTTTCCCGCTCCCTTGTAATTGCCACTTCCAACGTCAATTTCTGGACACTCTGGGTCAATTCCTTTTGTGTCTTTGCATTTTCCCGGAATGTGTAGATCATGATTGAAATGATCAAAGATAATAACAATGCAAACAAATAATTAAACATATTGTCAACATTGGGTAATCCCGGAAAAAGGCTCTGTGAAAAAGCGGTAAGGGATAATAACATAAATCCCAGAAAAATCACACAATATGAAATAAAGTGTTTAATCGCCGGATTCCGGATCCATTTCATTTTCTTCCCCCCTTTTTTGGTTAAACAATACATCCGTTAACCATTCAAATAAATTGGTCACGAATTCTTTGATCCACGGGACATTTCCCCATCCGACATTTGCCATGACTGCTGCCCAAGCCCCAAAGAATAAACCAGACCACCAAGGCAATCCGAAAAGAAATCCATCCTGAAAAATGGATGCCAATCCCCATCCACCCATACCAAGGGCCGGAGGAATGATCCATGACCAAACAGATTTCCAAAATTTAGTCTGCGGTTGAAACCAACGCATCCATGCCTCAATGATGAATGGAACCGTCACCGTGCAAAATGCTGAAAATGTAGCGAAATATAACGCATACACAATTGCCAATTCTTCCATAATTCTACGTTTTTTAATGAAACATCAGTTTTTGGTTCTGGCGGATTCCTGATCGGTTTTTCGAGCAGGAGTGGTCGCCATTTCCTTCAATCTTGTTATTTCTTCTTCTTTGGGTTTGATTTCCAATGTCTGAACCCACTCCTCAATCGCCTGATTGATTCTTTCCCTTTCCTGAATTGAATCCGGGATCTGGAAAGGATCATCCGGGGATTCGTCCGGAGGATCTTCATAATTGAAAAATTTCTTTGCTTCTTCCCGGGTTTCAAAATAATACCAACCCCGAACAGGATATTTGTATTCCTTGTGCCTTTTCACCCAGATTGACCAATCCTTCCCCCCCACGCTTTCCGGGGCATGGATCAATTGATTATCATCGATTGTGTAAAATCCTTTTTCGCTCATGATTATGCCGGTTTTGCGGGATTGGTGTTCCATCCCCGATTTAATGCAATATCCCAATCAGCGGGCTCCAATTCATTGACAGCCGGGGTATCTGTGAATGTCAAAGTATAGGTAGTAGCATTATAAGTTCCCACCTTTCGCCCCGTAGGATGGGATCTTTCCGAAGTTTGCAACTCCCCCCGGACCACTGTTAAAGTGTTCCCTGATATGGAATCAATAAAAATGATTTCCCGATTAGCATCAGATGTGGGGTTGGTGATGGATTCATCCCAAATGAAGGCAAATCCCCTTTCCACCAACAGGCTCGCATCATCAACCTCAATTGTGGTTTGGGAATCATCAATCGCCCCATCCAGATTTGTAATCCCCCCGTTTAATCCTTTCATCAATTGGATCATCCCCGCCCGGCCCAATTGGCTCCGTTGGACACTGAAAGACCCTTTCACATTTTTAAGATTGGCCCAGATCAGGGATGTGTTGTAATAATTCAGAAAATTTCCATTATTCGTGCCTCCACTCCAGCATTGCAGTTCCTCAATGGAAATCAAAGCAGATGCTTGCTGAAACATTCCTGTAAAATTGGTAACACCCGGACTCCAGATCTTTCCAACCCTTTTTAATCTATAAGCCCAACGGAACATATTTTGAAAACTCGTGGCTCCAGAAAGATCCAGATCTGGAACTGATTCCAAGTTATGTGTAAATTGAAAAGAAGAAACCCAAGTAGTAATTTTAGACAAGTCCGCTCCCGATGGGAAAGGCCAATGCCTGATTCCCATCACAGATTGAAATGCACTGTTCATGGATCCCTCCAAAGAATCCAAAGATCCTACGAAAATGACATCTTCCAATGAATGACATGTAGAAAACATTCCATTCATACTTTTTAATGATTCAGGATTTTGTAAAGTCGCTTTCTTCAAAGCCGGACAGGTGTTAAATAAGAAACTGGCATCCTCCACCCCGTCTATGTCCAAAGTTGCTTCCACCAAACCCCACCAATTGGAAAATAAATTGGATATTCTGCCAATCCCTTTGACACTTAAATTTTCCGGAATTTCTTTCATTTGTCGCAATCCATCATACAACCCGGCTATATCTGATATATTTGGGCTTTGCGAGAAATCATAAACAGGTAATTCCTTCAATCGATGGCATTGCTTATAAACATAGTACATTCCTTCCAAATCTTCATGCATTTCAATTTCAGGAGGTTCTGTGATGGGGGTGTAGGAAAAACAAGAATCCCATGTTTTTACATAATGGGAATTTGTCAATTTTATATCATACAAAGAATAACACGAAAAACAAAAAGTAAGCAAGTTTTCAATAACCCCCGTAAACTCTACATGGATTTTTTGAAGGGAATAACATTCTCCGAAGATATATTCAGCACTCCAATCCCCACTGATAGCGGGGAATTTTATTGGATCCGGGAGATATAAAAGGGATGAACAAAGCCAAAATAAATAACTAATATTTGTACCGGATGCAAGATCCAGATTCACCACCTTTACCAATGAAAGACAATTCCAAAAACAGGCTTCCCAATCTTCCACTTTATTGGTTCCAATGAAATCAAACTGTTCCAGATTTGTGTGAAGAACAGAGGTCCCCCATCCTACAAAATTAAACACTCCAATTTCCGATCCTGCCATTCGGATATCCAACCACCCCGTGCCATATTGCTGGGTGTGTTCAGGATGGGCTATGTTCAAATGAACTTCAGTCATGTCCTGCCCGGATTGCATGGTGATTTCAATGATTACCTGGCGATATCCTTCGGTTGTTGTTGTTCCCGAATCCACCTCATCAAAATCATAATTGTGGGTGGCCAGATCATCCGCATCAAAATCCTCCGAAGCAGACCCATCCCCCCAATCAACGGTATAGTCCCCAGATATTTTTATTGCTACCCGGTTGGCGATATCCCACGGATCCACTTTAAACAATCCTACAATTTTCTGATCCGTGTCAAGCACCGTTGGAAGGGATAACCATTCCGAGTTTCTTGTCCATTCTGTAATGGGAGGGATGGGTGGATCCACCGCCCCCCGCATCATCGGTAAATGAAATTTTCCCCTTGTCATGTTATGTTGCTTTTTCAAATATGTAAATCACAATCCCAATATCATCTGTCGGCTCATTCACCGCATAGATGGTAATTTTTCCTGCCGATGCCACAACCCCGGGTAATATTCCAGCCGCCTGAACAATTAAATAATCTTCATTATCCGGGATGATATCCACCACGCTGTTGGCAGAAATCAACCCATTCGCATATTCATATTCCCAGAATTCAGATCCTTCCGTCCAATTGGCTTGTGTTAGGGTGATTCCTGTTACTTCAACGGGGGCACCCGCGGGTCCGGTAGGCCCGGTTGGCCCCAGATTTCCCTGATCCCCGGTAGGCCCGGTAGGTCCCAGATTGCCCTGATCCCCGGTTGGGCCTGTTGGTCCCAGATCCCCGGTGTCCCCGGTTGGGCCTGTTGGTCCCAGATCCCCGGTGTCCCCGGTTGGGCCTGTTGGTCCCAGATTGCCCTGATCCCCCTGATCCCCTGTTGGCCCGGTAGGTCCCAGATCCCCCTGATCCCCGGTAGGCCCTGTGGGTCCCAGATCCCCCTGATCCCCGGTAGGCCCTGTGGGTCCCAGATTGCCCTGATCCCCTGTCGGTCCCGTTGGTCCCAGATCCCCCTGATCCCCGGTAGGTCCGGTAGGTCCCAGATCCCCCTGATCCCCCTGATCCCCGGTAGGTCCGGTGGGTCCCAGATCCCCCTGATCCCCGGTAGGTCCGGTAGGTCCCAGATCCCCCTGATCCCCGGTAGGTCCGGTGGGTCCCAGATCCCCCTGATCCCCTGTCGGTCCGGTGGGTCCCAGATCCCCCTGATCCCCTGTCGGTCCGGTAGGTCCCAGATTGCCCTGATCCCCGGTAGGCCCTGTGGGGCCCAGATCCCCCTGATCCCCGGTAGGTCCGGTAGGTCCCAGATTGCCCTGATCCCCGGTAGGCCCGGTGGGGCCCAGATCCCCCTGATCCCCGGTCGGTC